ATGAAAAAAAGAGAACTTCACTGTACAACTCCTAAGATTGTATCTTATCCAGTAGAAGGAGTTAAAAATCCTAAAAGATGGTATGTATATTTTCGAATTACTATAGAAGGTAAAAGATATATTCGAAGGTATTCACAAGGCATCAATGAACATGATACTTTTGAATTAAGATTAAAAGAAGCCAATAAGTTAAAGAAAGAGCTAATAAATAACTTAACTAATGGCTTAATTCCTAATGAAATTTTTGAGGAAATTGAAAAGTCTAAAAAACAAAATTCTATTCCTGTTTTTGAAGAATCAGACATTTCATTAATTGAAGCCTTGTATAAAGCATTATCTGAAAGATCAAAAAAACTTTCCTCTAAAAGCCAATCAGACTATAAAGGTGCAGTTGATTTTTTAGTAGAAGAAATTAAAGAAAAAAAATGGGATGAATTAAAATTAAAAGATTCCTCAAAAATGCATTTTAGACAATGTTTAGAAATTGTTAAAGAAAAAAGAAAATGGGGGAATAGAACTTATAATAATAATTTAGGTTATATAAAAACTATTTTACAGGAGTGCGTAGATATGGAAATGATTAAAATAAATCCTATGATGAAAGCTCCTACATTAAAACAAGAACAATCCTCCCTTCATGACCCTCCATCTGAAAAAGAATTTAAACGTATTAAAAATCAATTAATCGCAAATCATCCAAATTTATGGAATGCCTTCTGTTTTCAATATCATACAGGAATAAGACCTGGTGAAATCCTTGACTTACAATTAAAGCATATAGATTTAGAACAACGAATTATTATTATTGTACCTGAAAACAATAAATCACGTACAAAAATTAGATATGTTCCAATGAATTCTTATCTGTATGATTTACTAATTAATATTGGAATTCAACGGTATGATAATGAATATTATTTATTTGGAACTCCAGTGCCTTATGGTGCGAAACTTCCAAAAGATAGAACATTTAAGCCTAACAAATATGCTATTAAAAGAAAAACATTATCTAATCTATGGAAAGTCTTAATTAAAGACGAATTAGGTATTAATAGAACTTTTTATAGTGGTAAAAAACTAAGTGCTAATCATAAAATAGAAGATGGAATGTCTGAAGATGCATTAAGACATTTATTTGGGCATAGTTCTACAATGATGACTAATATTTATATTACAGAGAAAAGGAATGTTTATAAAAACCAGGTTAATAATCACAGTAGAAAAATTTAAACATAAAAATAGGGGCTTAATTGCCCCTTTATTATTTCCAGAAAATAAGTCTTCCGGCAACTCCAATACGGTAAAATATTTTTCCTTCAGTTTCCAGTTTTTCCAGAATTGGTTTTACATCCTGAAAAGAAATATCCAAATCATAGCACATTTGTGCTGCATAGGTTCCGCAGTTACCTCCGGTTTTGATTTTCTTAGCCTTAAAAATTTAGCAAATAGTTTCTTCGAGTTCCATTCCGTGAAGATACGGTTAAAGGTATATTTATCCAATATTAAATATATCATCCCACCAGGCGACGAGCATGACAATTCCAGTGATGCAAAGTACGATTATAAGCCCCAGTTCCAGCTTATCTTCAAGTGATAGGTTTTTGAATATTTTCATGTGAGAAATTTATTTTGTTGTTTCCTGATCTCCTTGCGGGTTTCCGTATATTGCTTCGTAATAAATCTCCATTGAAGTGCCAAATCCATATTTTCCATTCTCGAAAGCGTCCATAATCTGCTGCTTTTCCTTTTCTATTCCTTCTTTTAGCCATGATTCAAATTGAGGGTACATATTACCAAATAGATGTTCATGCTCTTTTAGTTTGGATAGGATTTCATGTAATGCTGTTTTATTGCTCATTTTCTTTATATTGTTCATTATAGATCTCCACAGCCTTTTAGTCTTATACTTTTGTATTGTCTTTGCTTCGATCATAACTTATACAAATATAATAATTTATTTGCTTTTTAATTGCTTTTTATTAGCTATTTATTTAAAAAGCGGGTTTTACCCCGCTGTTATTAAATATTTTGTTCAATATTTTTATCTGTTCAGTTCTGCTGAACATCTATTTTAAATGAACACCGTATCTGCTTTTTAAATCAGATTTCAATTTTTCAACAGTAATCTGAAACGTATTGTATCTACCTTCTTTAATTCTTGAAGCACGTTCTTGCCATTTTTCGATTGCTTCTAATTTTTTTTCAAAATCTGAAATCAAGTCATTGATAAATTTTCTGTCTTTGCAGTATGCAGACCAAATCTCATCACCAATCATTAAACCGCCTTTTTCAAGGGTTTCATTATTAAAATAATTACCCTCAATCATTAAAAAAAATCTTGAAGCCTTACTCACCCCAAATTCTTTTCTTGCAGACTCTGTATTGAATTCGCAAATTTCAAATTTAAAACCATCAATAAAAATAGTTTCTACTACTGGTGCAACTGTGTAATGTGGGTGTGTAAGTGTATTCATAATCTTTATATTTAAAGGTTAAATGCTTTTTCAACTGAAAGTACACCAGTGTATATTTTATGCTTTGTGTTCAATTCATTTGCTTTTAATAATGCAGCTTCAGAATTAGGGGCTAAAACTTTTGAAGTTGTCTTGATGCCGTTTTCTAAAATGATGTAAGTTGTCATATCGTTTTGTTTTAATTGTATATTTAAAATTATACTACAAATGTAAAATGTTTATTTTTAAATGAACAAACTTAAATGTTAAATTTTTGTTAAATGTTTAAATTAAAATAAACATTAGCATAATATCGTATATTTGTAAATAAATTATAAGTATATAAATAGCTTGTATTATGTTAGATATAGAAAGAGTATTAAAAGAAAAAAGTATAAGCAAGGCTAAACTTGCTGAATTATTGGAAGTAAACAGGAGTTATGTAACTAATGTTTTAAATGGAAACAATCCGAATTTATCTACTTTAACCAGAATAGCTGATGCTTTAGAGGTTGAAGTAAAGGATCTGTTTCGATCCAAAAAGGAGAAACAAGAAGTGCCGTTGTACACAAAAGACGAATCCGGGAAAGAAATAATAATTGGATATTTAAAGAAATAATATATGTTACTAACCGACAAAGAATACATGCAGCTTAGCACAATCCTAGAAATTATCGCAAGAATTGTTGGAGAAGGCTTCAAAGGAAGGGATGGCTTTACCAAAAAAGCTAAACAATACATTAAAAACACCGAAATTGAAATTGCAACAGTGATTAAAGTTGCTGGGCGTTTGGAGTTGTTTTTAGAGTAAAAAAATAAGGGGCTAAATTGCCCCTTTTATTTCCTGATAAAATAATTCTTAATAATCCCGGCCAACATAATACCCAAGCAAAAGAAAGTCGATAGGATTAACCTCGGTTTCTTCTTTTGGTGTAAAAATTAAAGATGATGAGTAAGTACCAGGAATATATTTGATATCATATTTTTCTGATATTTGCTTTCCGATACTATTTGTCTCTAAAGCATCTTTAAAAGCTTCTATCTGGTCGTTCTGAGATACGTGCTTAAATTCTTTCATGTTGTAAAATTAAATTTGGACTTCTTGGTTCTCTTGTGGGTTTCCGTATTTTGAATTGTAAATCTCCACAGCCTTTTTAATTGCTGCTTCGGTTGCTTCTTGGCGGGAATTGAAATAGGGTGAAAGCCATTTATCACAAAGTACTTTATCATTTTCATCAATAATCTTGAATGAGAATTGCTTTACTTTATTGTATGATTCCCAGGTTGTATAAACTTCAATAAATAGATTAACACTATCCAGCCAATCGATTATAAGTGTATTTTGAAATGATGGTCTAAGTCCTCCCATTTCCATTGCTTTCCAACCTAATGGATAGTTAGCGCTTAACCACTTTAACATTTCCTCTTTTGCTTTTCCTTCCATTTTATTTTGTTTTTGGTAGTTCATATATTTCATCTATCCGCCCCCTCAAATGAAGCCTTCTAAGAGCAGAATACATAAGATTTAATTCTGCTTCTCTATTCTTCTGGTGTCGTTTCCACATTCCATAAATATTGCCACCACCAAAAGGATTGAATGTATTAATAGCCTTTCCTTTTTCATTAACTTCTATTAACCCCCACATTTCAGGTAGCTCAGTTACTTTTATTAAACCTTTGGGAGCAATGAAAAATCTCCAATCCCCCATACCGCCACATGGATTAACTCTAAAAGATTTCTTTTTATCCTTTAGGAAATCAGCTCTGCTTACTTTGGCCTCAAGTAGGAATGAACCATTTGAATTAAAACCAATAACATCTGCAATTTCGTTATTTATACAAGTCAATTCTTTAAAGGCAAATCCACATTTGTTTAGGGTCCATTTATAACCAATCTCTACAAGATCAGCGTGAGTGAAAGTTTTTCCTTCCATTACTTACTATTTTTATATCTAAAGTATCGTAGAGCAAGAGCTAAAGCCTCCCATCCAAATTCTTCTCCCCGCCTTTCCCAAAAGCTTCTCTCGTAAAGAATCCATCCATCTTCTAAAGTTTGCTTACTTTCTTCACTTCTAGCACTATCATACTGGGCAGATACTTCTTCAATCCTTTCAATATGCTTTTTCTGAATGCCAAATGTCATTTTGATTTTCTTAGCTTCCATAGATACTTTTTATTGCGGTTTCGGTTAGGGTTAAATTATATTCAACCAAATCTTCAATAGTCATATTAGGCTTCTTCGGATTTGGAAATTCATTTCTTTCAATATTTCCATCTGGATAACGTAACTCTGTATAAATTCTAAATGGAGTATCTACAGCTAAATCTATTAGTAATCTTTTTGTACATTTATAAGGCGATCTATCAATTTTAATAGCATCTTCAAAAAGCACTCTGGATTTATCTTGTTTATATTTTTTATGTCCTTCAAAGCTAATCGTTCCATTTCCTTTTCCGTCATTATATTCTAGCTCCTCCCATATATCATAGTTAAGTGGTTTTTCCAATGGTACATTATTCTCACAAGGAATGAAAAAGCCTATTTCAAGTTGTTGCTTTAGGAACAGGGAATAGTTATATATGTTATCCAGTTGCTGTTTAGTTGTTAGTTTATTTAACCATTGTTCTGCGACAAAAGTTGTCATCGGTATTAGTTTATTTTCCATTGTCTACTTCGTTATGATTTATGTACATTTTTTCATTTACACTATATCTGATTTCTGCCACTTCACATTCATGTATCTTTTCATGGTCTAATGGGTTAAAATAACCTCCGTTTGGGTAGCAATTTTCAAATATTCTTCCGTCTTTGAGTTTTATATCATACTCTTGCTTATCATAGCCTAAATAAGGCTGCCATGCTTTTGAGTATTTAAATTCTAGCTCCATTGTCTTTTACTTTGTTGATTAATTGTTTAGCTTTTTCTTTTTTATCACTCCATATATAATTTATATCATCAGTTAGAAATCCATCAGAATGGTAACCTGGACGGTTAAATAGTTTTGACTTACTCTGATATTGTCTTTTTACAGTCAAATACATATAAGAATCAAGAAAACGATACCTTCCATATTTATTTTTAAAGTCACTCATACAGTGAACGATAAAAGGAACAAACACACCCAATCTAGGTTCAATATTAAATACCTTTTGATCTTTTAATTTTATAGGCAAATATTGATAAAACATCATTTCCTTTGCTTCAATATCTAACTGCCTTACTATTGTTGGTAATTCTCCATAATTCATGATGATTATTTTAAAATAGGTTGGTAATCTATTAACACTTGTTTATAATCCACTCCGCTATCTTTAAGCCTACGATTCAGGGCCATAAGACTGGTAATTTCATTTGCAGGAAGAGAAAGAAGTTCGTCATAAGCTTTAGCAGTCACATTGTAGATATCCAAAGCTTCATGTTTGCAGCCTTCATCCGATTCTACTATTCCGTAATCTGAGAAATTAGAATAGTGTTCCTTTGTTATTTTCTCCAGCTCCGAGAGCAGATCGTTTACCGCTTTCTTTAGCTGGTGTTTAGGTTTATTGGTTTCCTTCAGTGTATCAATCTTTGGAATTAGAGACTGAGCGATGAAACTTATTTCATTGTAGGCGTTGTTTGCCAGTCTCTGTTTGTTCGAATTATTTATAATTATATTGTTCATTATAGATCTCCACAGCCTTTTAGTCTTATACTTTTGTATTGTCTTTGCTTCGATCATAACTTATACAAATATAATAATTTATTTGCTTTTTAATTGCTTTTTATTAGCTATTTATTTAAAAAGCGGGTTTTACCCCGCTGTTATTAAATATTTTGTTCAATATTTTTATCTGTTCAGTTCTGCTGAACATCTATTTTAAATGAACACCGTATCTGCTTTTTAAATCAGATTTCAATTTTTCAACAGTAATCTGAAACGTATTGTATCTACCTTCTTTAATTCTTGAAGCACGTTCTTGCCATTTTTCGATTGCTTCTAATTTTTTTTCAAAATCTGAAATCAAGTCATTGATAAATTTTCTGTCTTTGCAGTATGCAGACCAAATCTCATCACCAATCATTAAACCGCCTTTTTCAAGGGTTTCATTATTAAAATAATTACCCTCAATCATTAAAAATCTTGAAGCCTTACTCACCCCAAATTCTTTTCTTGCAGACTCTGTATTGAATTCGCAAATTTCAAATTTAAAACCATCAATAAAAATAGTTTCTACTACTGGTGCAACTGTGTAATGTGGGTGTGTAAGTGTATTCATAATCTTTATATTTAAAGGTTAAATGCTTTTTCAACTGAAAGTACACCAGTGTATATTTTATGCTTTGTGTTCAATTCATTTGCTTTTAATAATGCAGCTTCTGGGCTATCATACATAATTATTTTGCCGTTTTTCATATTTTATTTCTCTTTTTGTATGTTCCCCCCCTGCATACACAGGGGGAATAGATTAATTAATCACAATGGCAATGATTGTTAGGGAACATATCTTCATCAAAATCTTGTACATCAAAAACAATGGTATTATTTCCCACTACAAGCCGGGCAATAAATGATGTAAAATCATCATCTAAAATCCCTTTTACAAAAGGAAGTTCTAGAGTTACACCTTCATCTAATGATATTTTCATTTTTTGCTGAGTTTCATATCTATGGCTGTATTTTCCGTAATTGTCGAGCAAATAAGGAAGAGAACTCATTGTAATTTCTTCTTTATCATTGTGCCTATTTCTATAAAAACTCAATTCATAACCAATTTCACCATTGGAAATTTGATAAGAAAAGAATGTGTCTCTTAGTGATGGAGATTCATCATACTTAGTTATCTTTTCAACCGTATAGTCTTCAATACTTTGGTCGTTACCTTTGAAATCAGTCCTTTCAATAAACTTGTGTAATATTTCTGAGAATTTAATTTCAGCATCTTCTCTGGTAAGAAATTTCTTAACCATTGGAACAAAAGTTTTTGCAATTGCAGTATTTGCAATCTCGTCAACCTGTTGAGAAAATTTTGCATTTAATACTCCAATAATATCAGGAATGTCAAAACTACCGTCTACACCTTTGTTCTTTAGATTTTCTTCAATAGCCTTTTTATAAGGTGAACTATAAGAAGTATAGAAATCTCTTAAGGCATCTTCTGCACCCTTCATTGCGTATTCATTTGCTTTCTGTTGTAAAAAATCGGTATCAATTACCGGAATAATCTGTTTTTCCATATTGCTGTTTATTTATTATTTTATTAATTCTGCTCCGTATTTACGTATGATTCCATTTAAACACTCCTCATGTCCGTATGTATGGCTCTTTGTAATCATGCTATTTTTACCAGTAATAGGATTAATTATCTCCTTATATATTACCAGAGAATAAGTATGATGAGTAACTTTCTTATGACAACTTTCACAGTCTCCATATTGATTCGGATGTCCTACACATAAATCTAATTTTGCAAAGTATTTCATGATATTTTGGATATATCCCCGGCTTTACACCGTGGTGGTGATTATTTTTTATTTGTAGGTTTTAAAGCTTCCGGAAGTGGATAGCCTTTGATTCTTGCAATATGCTGGTTGAATGTTGCCCAGATGTCGCGATCTTTAAATTTAAAATGCATTGTACCTTTTTTAAAAGCTTTACATTCAAAGAATCCCCAATCAAACCATTCTCCATAATTATATGTGTCTTCATAAACTATTGAACAGTAAATAGATTTTTGAGATAATATATCTTTCTCTTGTTCCGCAAGATCCTTTCTGTAGAAAGCCTTAATGGTTTCTCCATTAGAATTAACAAGCTTATAATTATATTTTATTTGAGCGTATAAGGATGGCATGTAGTCATAGTCTCGTCCTGTTATGAAGCAAAGTGCTTTGGCAAGATCTTCTATTATATCATTAGATGAACTAATTTCTATTTGTGATTGCCCCTTGTACCAGCGTTGATCTTGCCAACAAATATTACCCTTTATAAATTTTTGATTAACCAAATAATGGCTATTTGTCTTCCATCCTTCGACGCTATATCTGTTTTCATGATAATGCATAGTAAGCTTATCAAAAACCTCTAATAATGCCTTATCCATTCTATTAGAAGTAGTACCAATTATAATTTCTAACATTTTATAAATGTTTTTCATGGTAAATTTCATTGACTTTTGCTTCTCTATGAATGCATTAATATCATCTCTTACACCTCTGGTTATAAACTTTCCCATATCCATTTTAGAAAAAATCCATTGCCAAGAAGCTTTTTGCAAGTTTTTAGCAAACTCTTGCCTATTAGTAGGAACATCGCCTTCTCTACATACAAAAGTCAGATCTCTAATGCCTATACCAGATGTCACAGCATTCATTTTTACTGCATTAGCTAGTACTTCATCGTATAGCTTTACAGCACTTACATATCTCTGCACTACCTCTCTAATTGCATTATAGGACATTATTCCATTTTCTTGTTTCTCAATCTCATCATCTTCATCAGAGAAATATTCAGAAAAATCAGATTTAGAACCTGGCTTGGTTATTCTAATAAGTCCAATCTCAACATTAGTTTTCCTTTCAGCAGAAGAAAATACATTGCCTATATTTTCATAAGTGCCATAATTAGTTATTATATTTGATAAGATATTTCTGCTTCTAGTATATGTGTTGCCGACCGTATCTGCATTACATAATGCAATAATTTCACAACCATCGGGACAAACTTCCCAAGCATGTAAAATATGTTTTTCATCTGCAGAGAAAGGCGGGTTCATGATGATATAATCAACATGAGAAACCATGTCAGAGGTAACCTTTAAAAAGTCATCAGAAATAACCTTACATTTTGCTTGTAAAATAGTTCTCAAATCATAATTAATTTCACAAGCAATAACATTTGCGCCTGAATTTTGGCAAAAATCTACAATATCACCTTTGCCCGCACTCGGCTCTAAAACAACTTTATTATTTAAATCTAAATCCCAAGTCATTTGTGCAATAACTGGTTCTGGTGTTGGATAAAAATCTTTATTGAACATGATATGATTGTTTTGTTTTAAAACCCCGGCTTTGCTAGGACTCTGCCGGGGGAAAATTGTTAATTTGTAATGTGTTACTTGAAATTGTAGGAAAATGAAACACCTAAGCCAGCACCATTTGCATAATAATTGTTTAAAGATTTTTCTATAAACGCAAAAGGTTTTAAAACAAACTTTTTATCAAATACTTTTGCATAGCCTACTTTAAGTGTTAAGAAATGAGAATCTTTATATTGATCTCTAAATGAAGCTGAGTATCTAATTTCAACTGGAAATTTATTTGATATATAATATTCAATTCCACCTGAAACACCGTAAGATTTTAGAGCATTTAAATCTCTAAGTTTTGAATAAGAGAATCCAGTTCCTAATTTCATTGCTAAACCATCCGAAATGAAATATCCTCCAGATAACCCAATCACAATAGATTTTTCTTTTTCATCTGAAACATAAAACATAAGTCCAGTTGGTGAAACTCTTAAATCATTTGATGAAGATCCAACTTCAATAAATTTTGTTCCTTTTGTAAATTGTGCATGTAATGCAGTTGTAACGACTAATAGTGTTACTACTAAAATGTTTTTCATATAAATAATTTATTTGTTAAGTGAATTCTAGTCTACGATCATTCTTTTTGATAGTAGTGAAAAATGGAAATTTGTCTTCTGGTACTTGAGTTATTAAATCAATTAGATTTTTAGATCCTGTGAAGACAATTCTTTGAATTTTATCTATCTCAATTTGTAAAGTGAGATATTTTGTATTTGATTTTTTTGTAGAGTCTTTAATTTGATATTTATATATTATAATTTCAATATTTAAAATATCATCAATGTCTATTTTTTTTCCTGTAAATGCGTTTTCTTTAGGTTTGATGTTAAAATCACTAAAGTGGAACATTATTTAAAAGTTTTTTCATAAGATTATGTGAGTTACAGTGTTTTGTCCATCCAGAGTATGATGCTATAGAAGCTTTATTAGGATTTCTTTTAATCATGGCTGCAAATTTCTTTTTTATTGATTTTCTAAGCTTAACATGATTATGATAATGAACATATCCAACGAAGTCAATACCTCTTTTTTCTACCGGAAATATTTGCCAATTTTCTTTTACTAGTAATTTTAATTTAATGCTTAAATAGTCTTTAATTTGATTTAATATTATGTGAAGGTTTTCTTTTGAAGTGTTAAGTATGACTATATCATCTGCATATCTGAAATAGTACTTAACTTTTAATTCTTCCTTTACCCAATGATCAAAATATGTTAGATAAAAGTTTGCTAGATACTGACTTAAGTAATTTCCAATTGGTAAACCTGGAGCACTATCAATTATTTCATTTAGAAGCCATAATAGATCTTTATCTTTAAACTTCTTTAATAGTAAACTTTTTAAAATTTCGTGATTAATATTTGGGTAAAACTTTTTTATATCCAACTTTAGACAATATATAGTCTCATTTTTACGCTTTAAAGATTTTCTTAAATTATAAGAAGCTTTATGTATGCCTCTTTTTTTTATACAACTATAAGTATCACTAGTAAAAGTTGAAACAAATAATGGTTCTAATACATTCATAATAGCATGATGCATTATTCTATCTGGGAAATATGGAAGTCTGTATATTTCTCTTTCTTTAGGTTCTGTTATTGTGAAAATATCATATTGCGAGGTTTTGTACTGTTTTAATTTAAGTGAGTTATGTAATTCACTAATGTTTAACTCTTTGTTTTTATTATGTAGTTTTACACCATATTGTTTGCTTTTTCCTTTTTGAGCATTTATATCTGCTTGTTTTACATTGTCAATGCAAATTATTTTTTCAAATAAATTGTTTATTCTTTTCATAATCTTTGCTTTAGAAAAGTCGTTTTCAGTAATACTTACCAACGCCTTTATGAAAGTGAATTATTTTTTACCAAGAGGTAAGGTTTACAGTTTTTATATTAAAAACATAGGTGGGTAGTGCAATTCGAATTCGAGTTCTGATTATTGGAGTTGTTGAACGAGAACTGGCTAGAAGAATAAGAGCAACATGAAACTGTACAACCTTAAGAATTTAATCTATTATGAAATAATCTTTATATAAATCAATGAACGATTCACCTATGTAATTTGCTAAATCCCGTGTTTTTAAACAAAGGCGGGCAGCGCAATCCGAATTCGAGCACAGATAATCGGAGCTGCCGAACGAGAACCGGCCAGAAGAATCACTCATTTCAAACCAAGGATAATATTTTCTTTCATTCCAATTACTCCAATCAGCTGTCCAGCCTTCATTTAATGCTTCAGTAATAATTATCAATTTATAATGTGCTACTATAGATTTTTGGTATTTTTCTGGTAATAATGATACTTTTGGAACATCAGGTTTTAGTCCTAATAATTGACACGCATCTTCAAAACTTTTTACTTTATCTGTTACATTCATTTAAATTAGTTTTATTGATTAGTATAAGATTTCTCATACACCTCTAAGAATTGATTAGCAGCGTGCTCAGCAAGTTCTTTTGATTTAAAGCAAAGGCGGGCAGAGCAAAGCGAAAACGAGCTCCGATAATAGGAGCCGAAGAACGAGAACCGGCCATTTTTCGATGGCATATTGAACCAGTTGAACCACTTATCCCATTGTCCATTCCCCCAATCTGGCTCCCAGCCTTCATTTAGAGCTTTGGTAATAACTACTAGCCATTGAGTATATAAAATATGATTATTAATACCTGCTACTTCTAAGGCTCTTAATACAATTACTTCATCATCATTTTCTCCAAGTTCATTAATTGCGTCTTCAATAGATTTTATTCTTTCTTTAATATCTACAAGAAATACCTTTTTTCCGAAAAGATTTTCTAGTAATAGTTTTCCATTTTTTGAAGCTTCAGAGTATGCTTTTACGGCTGCTTCTTGAGTGATTTCTAAATTCTTCATGAGATTTTATATTTTGTTAAAAAATTCGTGACCTAATATTGATTTTATTTTTTCTACTTGTGATCTGTTATAGTCATTTAATTGTACTTCTGTACCATGAGATGTAATTCCCATTATTGATTGATTTGAAAAATTTAATTGTTTAAGATTTGATACTAAGGACCTTCTTGCAGTGTGTGTAGATATAAGAGAATACTTTGGAATAAATTCTCTAACAACTTTTTGATTACGTGTTTCACGAGTTGCAATTAATTGAATTAATCCTGCTTTAAACGCAACTACTTTAATTATGCGATTAATGTAAGTTCTGGAATATACAGGAACTAAACCATTATATTTTTGGATAATACCCTTTACAATTTCACCTAATGGAATATATGATACATTTCCTGTTTTATATGCTTCAATTTCTATATATGAGAATTCTCCATGTTGTCTTGTGAATGCAAAAGGTTGCTTTAAGAATCTTTGTGTTGTTTCATACCTTTGACCAATATAAAACTGAATTGTAAAATTGTCTAAAACCATTTCTTCAGCAGCAGTTAAAAATTTACATGAACGCATTTGCTTTAATTCTTCAATTGTTAAATACGTTTTTGGATTTTTTTCCTTCACTATCTTTATTCCTGTACCATTCCAAAAATGCTTGCCCGACTTAAAAGCAAAGTTTAGCACAGATTTAATTTTAGAGATAATAACTGATACACTATTTAATGTAAGATGATAATTGCTAAGAAACGTTTTAAACATTTCAACAGTATTATATATTACCTCATTCATTTGTAATTGAATACCAATGTGAGCTTCCCAAAAAACAAACCAGTCATAAGCATTTTTATAATGTCTTATTGTCGTGAGAGAATATTTAGTCCCCTTGTCTGTAATATATTTACCACTCTGTAACCCTTTTAAAAGGTCCTGGAAAAATGAATTGAAATATTGCATTTCTGAATTATGAGAAAGGGTAGTGTCTTGTTTTAATTCTAAATAATTCATATCTTTGTTATAGTTGTTTTGAAGACTTCCATAAATGGTTGTTTTCATTTTGTAATAAGCTTCCTTCGGGGAGCTTTGTTTTTTTTACTTGTTATTTTTTTACCTATGCCCTTGCACGAATGTTTCTTTGATGAGACATGAATTTTGTGCCTAGATCATTGTAATTTTCCGGATATTTTCCGATTTGAATTACTCCACAGGGTTGTATTTCTTCCTGTATTTTCTTTCTGAATATTTTTAAAATGGTGTTCATTGGGATATTATTTATTTAACATTCTTATTATTAAATTGTAAGGCTTAACTATGAAAAGTGATATTATTGCTAATACTGCAAAAATTGACAGGAGTAAAAATATTTTCATTCTGTTGCTTCTTTTATTAGGTTTTCTATTTCCTCATTTAGCCATGAAGGAAGAGTATGAGCCTGTGCTTGACAATCTAATACTCTACTTAAAATTTCAAGCATTTCCGGAGCTTTGGAGAATAAAACTGCGTTTGCCTTTAATGTTTCAAAATTTTCTCCATAAACTGTAGCAACTGGCCAGCCTTCTAAGTTGGTTAATTTAACACTAACATATCCTGATGTTGGTTTGAATATTGAACTTTCATCAATTATAATTTCTTTTGTTCCATTGATATTCATATTTTTTATTTCAAATGAATTAATATTTGTATCATTTTGTCAATATCTCCGTTGTAATATGCTATTAGTGAAATATTATTTTGCATTTTTTAATCTTTTGCGTTTACTAACAAAGGTTTTAGCTAGTTCATACACTACTGGAATACCTACAACCATTAAAGTAACTGTAATAATTCCTCCTATATATTTAAGCTCAGGAGCCGGATTAAAAAGCAAGGCAATACCTGTTACATACGTTGTGCATGCAATTATTTTTTCTTCAAACATGATTTGTTTTATTTAAATTAGAATGGAACTATATTTATTTCTTTGTAAAATTTCGTTCGTTGCGTTTACTTCCTTATTAAAATTTAGATCTGATAATTCACATATATAACCAGTTGAAGAAGATTCATGTTTAATTATATAAGCTTGGTTTGTAATAGGAAATCCGAATGACATTTGAGTGTCATAATTTTCAGTTATTAAAGCAACTTTTTCAGCTGTATTTATATCAAATTTGTATTTTTTATCAATATCGACCCCTTTAATGTTGCTTACTTTCATTAGATCGCTAACAGGTATTAATTTTAAAGATCCATATTTATTTTTGTATTCAAATGGTTTCATTATTTGTGATTTTTAGTTAAGTGTGTTTATTTTATTTTCTTTGATTAAGAAGTAATACAGATCATAAAGCATAGATTTTACAGAACCTAATTCAATGTAATTTATCCCCAGACAAGGCAATGATTCAATTGTATTAATGTCTGAACCAACTTTTATATTTAATCCAGTTAATTGATTAAATTCATTACTAATGATTTCACCATAATCTAAAACACTATCTAAAACATAGTTTGCAAAATCATCACAGTCTTTAAAATTTTGTCTTAATGAAGTTTTTTCGTTTATAACCCTTCTGTTAATTGTTTTAGTGCTTACTCCCAATAATTTATAACCAGAAAGAAGCGTTTTAAAAATACTTTCTCCGCATTTAGGAATATATATACTATTCGCTTCCACTTCTTCTATATCCTTCCATTTACCACTTAAATTCTGTTGAATTACTTTTAAGTATGTGTATTTGTTAGTTTTCATTTTGTAATATTTTTTAGTTGTTGTTACCTGATAGGTTTTTATCCCTATCAACGCTCTAAGCTTGAAACCTTTTTATACTCGCTTAGTCGAGTTAATAAATCAATGATTTGAAATGTATTTTTTATTTTCTTCAAGCATCATTTTTTCATGAAAGTCATGAGCTTCTTTAATTTCCTTTTGCTGCATATTGCGTTTATAATCTTCAACCTGTTGATCTAATGTTATATTAGGAATGATAAAAGCAAAGAAGGATATTAATAGTATTACTCCAATAGATAAAAAAGTAATTGTTACTATATCTGCTTTTTGTTCTTCTGTTAGGGTAGTTGTTTTCATTTTATAATTGTTTAGTTATCTTAAAGAAAGCCTTTTAACAACTTGCTCAGGTTGGTTCAAATCTTAAATTTTAAAGTAATGTTTGTTTCGTCTTCTCTTATCTGTTACAAATGTATACAATTAATTACATTAAATGCAAATATAAATTACATAAAAAGTATATGAATTATGTAAGTAATTGAAAATCAATAATCAAAATTTAACTTTTAACGTTTGTTTATTGTTGTAAAAAGTAATTTTATTTACTTGTAAAGCAAAAAAAAAGAGCCTCCGTTTTGGAAAACTCTTAGTAGTTGTTATGTAATAAGCTTATTTAAATAATAGGTTAGAAGTAGTAATTTTTATTTAAGCTGATATTTATAGGCTTTTTAGTTTTTCTTTCCTTATGAAGCTTTAAAACATCTTTTTTACTGAAAAATAAAGTTCTGCTATCATTACTTACAGCAATTACTTTTAATTTATCTCTATAATATTTGTAAACTGAAGCTTTAGATATATTTAATAGTTCGGCAATACCGGAAGCTGTAATTAATTCGTGATTTATTTCTATTACGGGTTTAACTGCTTCCTTTTTAGGTTTAATTTTCTTCCTAGTTATTATGGGAATTTTTCTTTTTACTGGATTTGTAAATTTAGTAGGTGGTATTTTTGGAGATTTTGCGTTTATAAATAAACTTTCTATCTCGCAAATAATAGTTGCAACGGCATAATCTGTTACCTGAAAGTAATGATTAGTTAAAGCGTCATTAAATTTTTGATGTAATTTAGATCCTATTTTAACATTTAAAAGCAGTGAAATAGTATCGATCCCGTTTATAGGGTCAATAGCAATCAGTTTACTAATCCTTTTCAATGATATAGTATCATAAAGAATCTTAGAAAAAACATCATACTGATCTTTTGTGAATTGCAATGAACTACTGTTATTCGTTGCATTGTCTTTTAATTGCGCACTGTCTGTGCTTGAATTTGATGTGAACATAATATTTAAATTTAAAATTATTTAAACATAAAACGCCCCGGGTGGGTGCTGTTCACATCATCGCTTACGCATTGAAGTGTATAGCCTTACGACTATACGACACCTCCGAGGCTTAATATTTTTATACTTTAAATTTTGGTGCTATAAGCATAAATACCTATAGCGATGATGTGAACATGACAAATTTACGTATGTTTTTTATTTGTACAACATATATTAATGTTAAAGTATGTTAAATTTTAAATTACATAAGGAGTTAAAAGTTAATTTTAGCTAAAATAAATTTTATGATCAAGCTTATTAAGGTAGTTTTTTTATTGTTTAATTCAATATTATATAGTCAAACATTGGAGGGGACAAAAAAAATGGAAACTTTATATTCAAGATTAAATATCCTTAAGCAGGAAACTAGAAAAATTGAAGCAAAAGTCAATTCTATTAATACTATTAATTTATCTAATAAGTGGATCTATAGGAAGAATTTCATAAATGATAATAATAAAATTGAACTTAAAGCTATTGAGAGTAATATAGAAATGATTCCAAGGATTGAAGAAGAAAGTAAACGTATAATATGGTGTGGAAAAATTGAAAATACTATGAATGAATATGAAGAAAATCTTTCACGTTATTATAAATTATTATTAGATGATATAGAGGAAAACAAAATATATATTACAAAAGAAAATTACAAGTTTGTAGCTTTTGACGATTTAATGAATTTTTTAGTAAATAATACTTTGTATTCTGAAAAAAGGATAACAGAAATGTTTAAAAAACAAAGCACATTTAAAGAGTTTAGGGAATTTTTAAATTATCTTGCTAAAGATTATGTAAAATAATGTTTATGAAAAAACTTTTACTTTTTATCGTATTTATTGTTTTTGCTTCATGTGGCAGCTATAATAATGATGTATATTATAATTCAAGTTATCCTAGTTCTGGGTATTCTAGTGGATATAGTTCTGGAACAGTTCATGTTAAAGGGTATTATAGAAAAAATGGAACTTATGTTCAACCTTATACTAGAAGAGCTCCAAGAAGATGAAAAAGAGTATTTTTATATCATTAGTTTTTATAGCTTATATTTCATTTGCTTATTATGGATCAACAAAATTAATATTTCCAAAGAAACATATTAGAGATGAAGATATTATTAAGAAGCTAATAAAAAATACTATTCAACTAAATGATCAAGTGGATGATCTAAATGATCGTGTTGAAGAGTTGGAAAATAAAATTTTAGATTTAGAGGATAATAATACTCAACCTAACATACCTAATTATAAATATGATGACAATTCTGATAGAATAGATGATTTAGAATATGAAAATGAGAACATTAAAAATCAGATAGATGATATCAAGGAAGAAAAAGAATAGGGTTTAATAGTGTTAATCTATTTTGGTAAAATATAATTAGACTTAAGACTAATATTACCTTCTTTTAATTCTAGATCTATTTTTCCTTTTCCGCCAATTCTATAAATCTGTTTACCATTTTCGTACATCTCTAATATAATAACATAATCAGCATTTAAATTACCATTAGGATAACGGACCTGTAAGTTAAATGGGTCTACATTATTGCCTAAAAGAATGCCTTTTTTCTCCCATTTTCCTTTTGTTTCAATAGAAAAATCTTTACCTAAAAGTAAATAGGGTTTATCTGGTAACTCAGTGTATGTAACTATGTCAACAGATCTATTGTTTACATTATTATTATCATCTCTATTACTACTGCAAGAAAATAAGGTAGTAAACGCAAAAAATACAAATGAAAGAATGAGTAAATGTTTATAATATTTCATGATTTTGATTTAAGTAGTAAATATATAATTATTTTTCAAATGATGTGCCAAATAGAAGAATTTGCGTTTACAAATAAAAGCCAACACCAGCAGACAAAACTATAATACTAAATACACTATATTTGTATATAACAAAAACAACCAGAAGAATTAACTCCTGGTTGCAGCCTAATTACTTATTACAGCTTTTAGGTTTACTTCTGAAAAAGTAAGTTCTACCATCCTTGGTTGGTTTATTTACTTTAACGAACTTGTTTTTAGGTTTTGCCGCCATGATGTTACAAGTTTAATAATGACAACCATCACCGTGTCATTTTCGGTGCTTCTTCATTTCACCGTTGACACAATTAGGATAACCTAAAGTAAATATAATAAGTTGTAAGTAAATACCAAAAGAAATCCCCAGCTTAAATGTTAGGGATTTTTTATTAATAGTAAATTAGAATCTTTTGCGTTTACTAACAGAGGGAAACCACACTAAGAGAATAAGAGTAATATATAAGTAGAAAGAGTTAAGAAAGCCCGAAGGGCATAAACCAGTATAATAATTAAAACACAATAACAAATAACGTCAATAAATAATATTATTAGAGTACTTAATCATCATAACACATACTAATTAACACTATAAGCTTATTTAACCACTATACAAGCAATAATATTTATTTTCAATCTTACTATATTACATTAATCATTTAAACCTGAATTTAAGCCGTTTATTCACTATATTATATATATAACACTTATTTAACCTTACATTCTATTTAATCTAGTAAATATTCTAAAAATATAGTATTTATTATAGTTTTTGAACTAATACTTTTCCGTTAGCTTTTGCGAATAATGCAATAGAGTGTTCGATAAAATACATGCAGTTATCAAGAAATGTAATGTAACCATGTTATTATTGATATTTTATAGGCGTGTTTATTGAATAATATATAATACTATTTCAAATTAAAGTAAACGCATTATTGATTCCTGAAATATTAAATATTGAATATTCAATATTATACGGTATATGGTATTAATTATTTATGTAAACCTATAATTATATTTAACTATGTCTTTGTTTTCCCGAGGCTGTATTATTAATTAAATAATTTATATACCCTTAGCGATTATATTTAGTGTACCGTCTCCATAAAGAAGACGCAACTAATTTTTACCAGAAAAATATTTTTATATACCCATTACTACCTACATATTCCAACCTTTTGTTAAGAATGATTTAGACATCCTTTTGTATGGCAATATGTTTAATTGAATTACTTATCCAATAGTATTATGATCTGTATAAAATCGAGTTTGAAATCAGAAAATCATTTGCCTATTTACAAGGTGCCGGGTTGTTTTTTTTCATGTTTTATCTCAATTTTTTTTCTCCCCCTCTCAAAATATACTGGACATTCAACTCTATCATTCGTTAATTTTCAATATAAAAAGACTAATGATTGTTACTTTCATCTTCTAATAATTTTAAGGCGTTATAAATCAATCAAAATAATTATTGTGACAATTTATATGGATTTCACTTTTAAATTGATTTAATCATCTTATTTAAGCCTAAAATTCAACACCTTGATCTAGTAGTTCATTTATCATTTCAATAACTTGATATTCTGAAGGTGGTATTTGTTGGCTTATGGTATAGATGTCTTGGAGATGTGACATTATTTCTTTGTTCTGTAATGATGAAAGTAATACATAAAGTTTTATTCTGTTTTCATCGTTGAAGTAATCTTCATCAAAGTTTGTTAGATTTTTTAAAGCTTCTTCATATTTAGTTCTAAAGTATCCATTTATTATTAAATGTCCTATCCAAAAAACTTCTCTGTCAATTACCTGTAATGAAGTTTGCTCAGGTAAATAACTTCTTTTTACATTTTGCCCATAGTATTGAGCGAAAAACATTGATTTGTTTTCTAAGTTATTTTCCATTTGCTATTCTATCTTTTATTAACTGGAACATTTCAACTGATACACTAAGTGCTAATTCTGAATCTGTATAAGTTCTTGGAGTAAGTTGTGTTTGGTTATATGGATATTGACCAATCTCATCAAATATAAAAGGGCTAACTTTTAAATCTTTTTCATTTGCTGGTGTAACCTTATACTTCTGTAAATTTTGATTAGTAAACGAATCTTGATAAAATTCGTTTTGACATCATTTCATTTTTTAGTTGGTCAACAACAGATTCAAATTTCTTTTCAAACACGTAGCACTTGAAATCATTTACTTGTGTTTCTTCGATAATTTCATAACCTTCATCCAAGTATTGTTTGAATTTATCGATATGCATTTGTTTGAATTCTTTTGGTATTGATAGGAGGTGTTTCATTTTGAATATATTGATTTTACTTTTCTGGTTTTATTTAAATTAGTTAGTGCTATAAATCGGTCTAAACTGAAAGCGTAATCATGTGCAACTATTTGTTTACCAATCATTCCAAAGTTATCTGGTTTTATATCACTGAAATATGAAGGTAGAGTTTCAGGAAGTGTATAGATAGGTTTTGTTTTTCTTTGAAGCATTATAACTCCATCATCACTAATCCATGAGCATGGGGCAAAATATTTTTTATGATCAGTATATCTAATGTTACACCAGATTTCATATTCAAGTATATTATCAAAACTTCCGGATTTTGCTATTTTAACAACATATTTAGGATCTAAAGCATACTTGAAAACGGTTCTTGAACAGCCTTGTCCAATATAGTCTCCTAGTAAAAATTCTAATGCACTATAACATAGTCTTGGATTATTAGCTGCATAATCTTGTATGTATTTAAATCTGTCTGACATATCTTATTTTGTAAACGGGAATTATTAATCTAATTTATGTACATAATCAATCTCAAATGAGTCATTTATTTTGAATACTTTTATGTCTAAGAATATTAGCATATCTAAATAAATACTCCATAAAAAGTTTTTAGAATGTATGTGATAATCTCCATTATTGAAAAAATAAATTGGTACACCATACATTCTGCCTTTATGAGTGAACCCAATTTCCTTTGCTTTTTTATCTGTCATAGTTTAGTTTTTAAAAGTATACTTTTCACCAAGTTTCATTCTAAAGAAGGTAATTGAATCTACATTCTTTATTTTATGTGTATCATAGTTTGCAATTGCTACTTGATAAGATGTTTTAACCCAAGTTGGTTTTGACTTTCTAATCATTGGTACATGAGGGACAATTACAGCATATTTTATAATTCTTCCCTCTTGATCACTTAGATGACCTTCAGTTTTTTTTCTTACCAACACAATAGCCTGTAAAAGGTTGTTCATTGCAACTTATTAGTAGAATAGGTATAAGCAGTAATAGGAATTTATTCATTTCAATTAGATATATATAAAAGGTTTTCTTCTCGTTTTAGGTTATATATTTTATTTTGAATACTTTCTATTGGTAAGTTTGTGAAGTATTCTTTTCCACCAGATAAAATAATGCTGCAATTATCACCATAGTATTTATCTGAAGCTGGAGTTATATTTGAAATATCGTAGAAAAGAATGTTTATTAATTCTGATTGAAAGAATGGAATTTTTTCTTCCGGTTTTTCATTTAGTGAGTTTTTAACTAGCTTTTCAATATCATCTTCAAATTCATCTTCTTCTTCATTGATATTATCTAGTTCAAACTCTTCTTCTAATAGGAAGGCTGGGATAATAATGCCTTTTTCAATTACCATATCATGGGCTTTTGTGTGTTACTAAGATATGGTTGGTGAACGCAACTGATGGTTCGCTACAACAAATCAGACTGAGCTAGTTCTAAAATTGCCAATGCATCTGAATGATTGTCATCTATTATCTCAATTTCAGGATACTTTTTTTTAGCCGTTTTAATCATATATTCTTTGGAGGCATTTCCTTTACCTGTAAAAAATTTCTTAACCTCAGAAGGGGAGTAAGAAGCATAATGAATATTTCTATCTTCCAGCATTAAAGTTAATACTCCAATCATTTCAGATTGTGTTTTAATTGAGTGGGTATTTCTTCCGGCTGATCTTTCATAGGCAACAATGTCTGGTTTTATTAAGTCTAATAGTTCAGTAACTTTATTTCTGAATCGGAGTAATCTTATAGATCCTGATTCTCCTTTTTTGAAAGAGCAATTAAAAGTTCCTGATTCTCCTGATGATGATGAATATCCTGTTGTAGTAGCAATGTCTAAGGCTAATATTTTCATTTATTAAATATCTATTACAATTGTTTTCAGTTTATACTTTTTAGCTAATTCAATCAAGTTGGAAGTTCCAGAAGATTTGTTAACTCTAAATGCTACTAACATATCTGCATTCTGTGCCATAGTTTCATTTCTAACTATTCCAGCCCTTATCCAGTATCTACCATTTTTATTAGATTTAATTTCTCCTGGATGTTTGTCTTCTATGTTATTCCATTCAGCAGGATATTCGTGAACGCAAAAGTTTCTTTCTTCTCCATATTGTTTACCTAATAAATCTGCACCTTTTGACATTCCACAAACTATCTCTACATTATTTTCATCTGCTACAATTTCATCTAACTTACTTTTAAGAAATTCGTAGTCGTTAAATTCTCTTGATCCTGCTACAATTATTCTCATGGTTAATAATTTCCTTGTCTGTTTAAATGTTTTTCATATGACTTTATTACTTCATTAGGATATCCTTTAAGTAATACTTCTTTTGCAATTGCTCTTGACATATATTCAATTAGATGTTCAGCTATATTAAATGGAATTCCAAAGCATTTATTGTTATCATATTCTTCATATTCAACATTATATTTAAGTTTGTGTTCTTCTCCATTTAAATTAAACTTGACAAAATGGTTTATTCCATAAAGACATGGATCATGTGAGAATCCAATATGAACTGTATCAATAGTTGATATTTTAACATTAATTTTATTTACAATATTCTCCTCAGATTTTTTCTCAAATTCATTAAGTATTCTGATACTTTCATCTGTTGGAGCCTTGTATTCTTTTACATTAACATCACCATTTCATTGGTATATGTTTGTATAAAAATGCGAACTTTTATCAAACATTTAATTAGTATTTTCTGTATTTGTGCTTTAAGTATCCTAGTGTTATCATTAGAACTGTGAACCCAACTAGTAGTAATATCATTCAGTTGCTTTATCCATTTTTTTAAAGCCTTTAATAAAAGAATACAAGGTTAATATTAAATATATAACTACATATACATTAAAATTCTCTAGTAATTCTTTTTTTGACGGACATAAAATAGAACCTATGATAAGCCAAAATATTCCGTAGATAAATGTTAGCAGTCTTTGCATAATTATTTGATTTGTTTTAAATATTTTTCCAATAAAGCTTCGCACTCTTCTTTCCAAGTTGAAAAATTAACATCAATCGGATTTACATCACTATTAATTTTAATACTGTATAGTTCATCTTCATTATCATCTAAGTGCCAAAGTACTTTTGTATGTTTTAAGTAATCTGACTTTGGTGTCATACATTGGAACCTAACTTGATGTCTTGGTATTCCAACTTCTTCAATAACTTTATGTAGATCTTCATTGCATGGATTAATGATCCATCTATGTTTATGGAGTTCATCATATCTAGCTGTAACAACCCAAACTATTATATTTCTTTTAATAAGTTGTTTAGCGTATTGTTGAACATCTGTTCTGGATAAAGTCTTGTCGAAGTCAAATGTTACTATTGGATTCATTTATTTTTTATAAATATCATTTAGTATTCTATCTATATCTGAATTATATGCTGAATCTGACTTTTTAAAATTTCCTTTATATTTAGTTATTTCTAGTTTGTATAGATTCATTCCTAATTCACATTGAAGTTTTGCACTTTTTACTTTATTAGATTTTGATTCCAAAAAATTTATTAATGAAATTATTCCTGCTAAACAAATCACTATGTATAATACATGCTTCATAAAACTAAGATTTTACTTAATAACCATATATTTCTCATATACCTCTAAAAATTGCTTTGCAGCATACTCAGCAAGGTCTTTTGATTTAAAGCAAAGGCGGGCAGCGCAAGCCGAACACGAGCTCCGACCATAGGAGCCGTCGAACGAGAACCGGCCATTTTTCGATGGCATATTGAACCAGTTGAACCACTTATCCCATTGTCCATTCCCCCAATCTGGCTCCCAGCCTTCATTTAGAGCTGATGTTATTAATTTCAAGTGTTTGTATGCAATTTCATCTTCTGTACATGATTTGAAACTTCTATTAAATTCATCTTTATCTATGTCATGATAGTTATAAACATCATCCAGTGTTTTAATTCTATCCTTAATGTTCTGTGGTATAGGTTTGAATTTAATAATACCTGATTCTGGATTAAATTCATCTACTTTAAATCCTTCTGGAATTTCAATCTTTAGTTGTTTCATTTTGTAATATTTTATTTTGTTCTGTCAATTTCTTTTGTATCAAATAATATATTTTGATCATTCTTGAAATATTGTTTCATAAATTCTCTTTTAAGTTCCATAGGCTTGTATACATTCTTTTTGCCAGTGAAATACCAGCGTATAGCTTCATGCATTACAGTGTAATATTCAAGCGATTTGTTTTTTATATTATCTTCTAAATTATCTTGAAAGTGTATATGGAATTCTGTTACTTTTTTTAATGGAAATGATAAATAAAAGCGTGGAAAGTAGTTCCGGTTAATAATAACTATACCCCTTTCATAGGATGAAGTGAATAAGTTATCTTTTGGTTTTAGGGAAATTTCTATGTTTAAAACTTTCATCATATTAAAGAATTCAAATAATGGTATTGATATTTCTCCTTTTAAATACCTTTCACTATCTTTTTTTAGTGTCCGATATTTTTTATACATCTGACTTTGAAAGTAAGGAAACGTCCATCCAAGTTCGTTAAGTCTTTCATTAATGATGTTTTTAACTTGTTCGCTTTCACCAATAAGAAAATTGTATTTCTTAACACCATTTTTATTAACAACTTCAAATTTCTTTTTTTCAATTCCGTTATTATGTCGTTGTATTTTCCACCATATCTTACGACTGAAGTTAGAATTCATGGTAAATTTCTGCTATAAATTCTCCTGGTTTATAAATGTTATTTTGTAACTGTTCATTGTTGATATTATGATCAATAAGATCTTTATATGTTCTTGTTGCGAAATCATTAGTCTTAAACTTTATTTGAGTTTCGCCTTTACGAAAATGGAAAGAACATAGAATTAGGTCTTTCATTAAAATGTCCGATAAAGGGCGAAGAATACAATCTTTCTTCAATGGCTCTACAAAGTATATTATTCCACCATCTGTGAATGAAATCCCTGTCGCTTGTAATAAACTTGAGGTGTCTTCCTCTGTGTTTATTGATTTGGTAATGACGTTTTGGTTTGAATTGTTCATTGAAGTTTTTCAGGATTGGGGTGTGGTTTTCGGTAAATTCAGATTCTCTATGATACTTTTTTAAGCAATCATTAATGATATGGGTTAAGTGGTATGGGTTTACTTTTTTCTTATACTTTGTGAACGCAAAGGTTACATCTAAGTACTCAGGGTTATAATAGTCCTTTGTATCAAAAGTGTAAATATTCATATATTCAACTTTATCATCATGGAATTTGAAGCCATTAAAGTAAAGTACATCATCTTGATACCAGTTGAATTTTATTTCTTCTGGGGCATAGAATAAATATTGATATACATTTTCTACAAAGTTCATATTACCATTTATTTAACGGACATTCTTCTTTTGATTCTACTAAAGCTTTTGCAGGTAAGTAACATCCACATCCAGTTATATTTTTCAGATGTCTAATATTATTTTTTGACTTTTCTTCATCAATCATGACAATTGTCTTTTTGCTATCACACCAATTTTTGCTTCTTAAAAGGCATTCTTCACAAATATCAAGTCTTCTTTGTTGTTCTAATTTTTCTTCTACAGTTATTCCACCAAACAGTTTTAAGATAAGTAGGCGATAATATGCTGTAATAATTTCTACTACTTTTTTCATAAGGTGTTATTTTAAAATCCATTATTATCAGCTTGGTAAATAGGATGTGACATATGGTAAGTTCACCCTTGTGCAGCATTTAGCACCCTATATTGTTTTTAAATTAACTCACTCTTGCACGAAGAGAATAATAATGGATTATTGATTATTAAAAAATACCACCACACTTTAAAAACCAAATAATAAATATGAAAAAACTATGAAAACAACTTTGTAAGACTGGCTTATAACTAAACAACTATACGTGTGGTGGTTAATTTATGTGGCTATTATAGGATTCGAACCTATGACTTCTGTTTTATGAGAACAGCACTCTTACCAACTGAGTTAAATAACCTTTATTTTATGTTTCTTTTAATTGAGAATCCATTTTCATAAGCAAATTCTGGATGTTCCTCTATATATTTATGACATGATGAACAAGTTGGAAGAAAGTATTTTGGATTTAAAAAAAGTTCTTTAGAAACTTTTCCTTTCATGTGATGTACTTCGGTTGCTTTTCTTGTGCAGTTTTCTAGATTAGGTTTACATATATAATTACAGCTTTCTAAAAACTCTTTGCGTATAACCGTGTACTCACTCAATAGTTCTTTGTGTTTTTGGGATATTTTATTTATCGGCTTGTTATTTAAACGTAAGTAACACGGTTTACATAATCCTTTTCCAAAAAGATATTTTTCAGTTTCACAACTTTTACAGATCTTCTTCTTTCTTGGAATCATCATTTTCCAATTTTTCTTTTTCTAGTTTTCTAAGAGCTTCTCTTTCTTTCCATTTGGCAATGTATAATGGCATATTGTCTGGCTGAATTCCGGCTTGCATATCACGTTCAAATAGCTTTCTCATTTCTTTTCTAACCTTTTGTACTTTGGTTGCATACAATCCTAGTTTGTAAGTATCTTTCTTAAACCAGTTTCCAATTCTATATCCTCCTGCATATTTTGGTCGCCTTTCAATTACTGCATATTCTTTAAAAGAAATTGAGTGCCCTTCTAAAACTGCTTCTTCAAATGCTGACATTACATTCTTGATGAAAGAGACTAATTCTTTTTTATTCCATCCTGCTTTGCGCATTTCTGAATAAGAACCAAAAGTCATTTCTCTTACAGGTTCATAAAGTATTTTTTCTATTTCTTCGTGTGTTGCCAAATTTCATCGTTTTATATACACAAATTTACAACGTAATTACTTTAAAAGCAAATTTAAAATACACAAAAAGCAAATTAAATTACATTAAACGTTATTTAGTCACGTCTTCATTGTTTTTTATAAAGTAGCGGATTGCATTTTACAAAATGGTAAATTCCGTCGATAGGGACTTTGAATGTTGTTTTTGCGTTTTTCACAAAAAGTTCCATAATTAATATTTATTTACCAGTTTTCATAAATATTTGAAAATCAATAGTAATTATTCTAAATAAGCTTTTTGTTTTTTGATCGAACGAGCAATATTTTTCTATTTTATGAGTGAGCGGAGCGAGCGAAATAAAATGGGGAAATATTGCGGTAGAGAAACGTACGCAGTAGGTACGAGTATATCTTTAGATATACGAGTATATAGTTCATATTAGAAAAAATAAATAAAATAAAATTAATATCAAAATAAAAAATTGCATTTAACGTAAATATTAACATTTAAAGTAAAAACATGTAGGCTCATGTAAATCATTTTAGCAAATCCACTTTAGGGAATGTGTGCTTGTATTTTGGGGTAAATCCATAAACCTAAATTATGAGTGAACGATTAAAAACATTATTGCAAGAACAAGCAAACCAGCATTCAGATGTTGATTCGCAAGTCACTTCAGTTGATAATCAAACAGAACAAACAGTTGAACAAAATATTGAGCCTTCAAATGTAGACAATGAGGTAGCTCCTCAAAATAATTCTACACAAGAAGTAGACTCTCAAGTTAATATTGCTACTGTCGATAACAGAAACGGGTCAAAAAACGAAGATGTATTTGCTTCTGAAGAAGTTGCAAAGATTAATAATTTTCTTAAAAAAAACCCGTCTAAAAACGTTAACGACTTTTACGAACTTACAAAAGACATTAATACAATTCCTGAAGACGATTTAATTCGCCAATATCTTTCTGAAAAAGAAGGAAAACAAAAGGCTGGAATCGAATTGGAAATGAAGAGGATGACTTTGGAACAAGTCCCTGAAATGTCTGATGAAGATTTTGATGATGACTTTGGAGGAGTTTCGCAGAAAGACATTGATCAGATTAATGAACGAAACTTAGAGAAGCAGGCTAAACGTGAGGAACTATTAGCTAAAGCAAAAGCTTTTCATACTGAAAAAGTTAATTCAGAATTATCGTTTGAATCAAATACACAACCAGATAATAATTTATCAAATGATGATTTGGTTAAACAACAACAAGCATATGCACAAGAAGTTCGTGCAAACTATCTCAATGAAATTTATAAAGTAGAAAAAGAAGTGTCTGATATTCCGTTGAATTTCGGAGGTAAGACAGTTTTCTTCACGATGGAAGATGAAGTTAAGTCAAGTATAAGACCATTTGTAGAGAATATTAGCGAAACAGTTAAAGACTATTTCAATGCTGACTATACTCAAGTAACAAATGCAAAATCATTATATGAAGACTTTGCAGCATGGAGAAGCCAACAGTTTAAGCAACAAGTATTTGATTTCATTTATGAACAAGGAGTTGCTGAAGGAATGGAACGACGTGATAAATCAGAAAGAAATATTTCATTCAATAATCGTGAGGTTACTACTCAAAATTCAAACCCAAGAGAAGAACTTGAAGGTCTACGACATGGCGCTCATAAGTCGATACTAAAATAGAAAACTAAAAACCAAAAACACAAATTAGAAATGCCAATCGTAAATCCAACAGTAGATAAACAGTATCTTTTACAGAAGAGTACAGGAGGAAGAAAACCTCTAGTGTCTTCTATGGAAATTGCAGCAGCTACAGCACCAGAATATATTGGTGAAGTAGTGTTGCCAGAAATCGCTAAAAATACCTACTTAGGTTTCTTATTAGCACAAGGAAATGAAATCACTGTAGCAAGTGATCAGTTCAGATATAATGAATCAGAAGGAACTAATATTCCTTTATCAATAACCGGAAGAGTAGTAAAAAGAACAGATAAGGATTTTACTATTGATGCTACTAAAATACCTTCTGATCCGTATGACTTTGATTCTAGTAGACCTACTAAATTACAGTTCATTGTTGAAGTAGGAATGGAATTCACGGCTATTGATGCAACTGGTAAAATGAACTACGGTAAGATTACAGCAATTAATGCTGACAGTACAGTAATTACAGCCGATAGAGTTGATACAGATACTGACTGGGATATTGCTTCAGCTGATCTTGAAATTATTTTCACAGGTTACAATTTAGATCATTGTGAATGTCCACCATGTATTGGGTATAAAGATTACTCTCCAGCAAGAGAACAGTCTTTCTTTAAAACAGGTGTTTGCCTTGAATGGTGTGATGAAGAAGTCATTGCAACTGGAGGTGGATCTTATGAACCATATAAAACCAAAGATGGTGAATATTGGTTAGATACTAATCTTGATAGAAAGATGACTGAACTATCTGATATGACTGATAATGCACTTGCTTTTGCAAGAAGACTTACAGCAGCTCAGGCAACAGCAAAAGGTTCACCAAGAGGAACTATGGGTATCTTCCAAATCTTAGATAACAGAGCAACTAAATTCCAGGGTAAAATCAGTGCAATCTCTGATTTATCTGATATAGCAGCTTTACTTGAAAAAGAAGGAGTGTATGAAGCAGCACTTCACTGTACTCCGGAACAATATACTGCATTAATGGATTTGCTTCCAAGAACTAATTATCAGTGGGACCCGTTTGTAAATCATCAAAATGATCTTATGTATCTAGGATACAAAGGAATTGATGTAAATGGAGTTAAGTTGATTTTTACTAAATGGAATGCATTTACAGGTAAACATGCTTCACTAAACCTTGCTAAAAAATACAACTTCTTAATTACTCCAATGGGTAAATTAAAAAGAACTGTAGGAGGTCAATCATTTGAAGTTGGTTATGCTAACGTTGCATGGTTCGGAAACGAAAGAAAAGTTTATAAAAACCTAAGAGTTGATAATGGAATTGCAAATTGTGACAAGTTCAAAATTGAATATGTGAACAAGTTTGCACCAGTAATCTTCTTCCCAGAAAAATTCATCGTAGGTATTAACTAATAATCATTTTAAATATAGTCAAGTGGGGAGAAATCCCTACTTGATTTTAAACACATAACCTAAATATGTCAGAAACTAAAACATACATTTTCGATAGTGAATATTGGAAAGCACATTTAAATCCAGTCTACGTAAATAAAGATAGAGTGAAGATCAGACTTGTAGAGGATGATGCTGAACTTGAATATAAGAAACAAGATTCTGAAGCTAAAGGACAAAGAATTTATGTGAATTCTCAAATCATGTCATTCAGTAATCCTGTTGAACAAAAGTGGCTTGAAGGCCATCCTAGATTTGGTGATTTAATTAAAATTTATGATCCTGAAGCTAATGCTGTAGCACATCTTGAAGCAGTAGAAAATGCAAGCCAAGTACTTGATAAAGTGTTTAAGCTTGATGAAGTAAATCTTAGAGCTTTAGGTATTGAGTTATTTGGCTTCTCAGCTTTACAACAAGGTATTCCTGTATTAAGATTGAATATTGTAAATGAAGTACAAGAAGATCCAGATAAAATCAACAAGATGTTGGATGAATCTGAAAATAAGGAACGTCTTTTTGTAACAGTTGCGTTTGCAAAAGAAATTATTACTCAAGATGTAGCTGGTTCAGAAGTTAGATGGAAATCTAATAATGAGTTGATCACATCAATTCCGAGAGGTAAAACTCCTGTTGAAGAAATGGTAGACTTCTTAAAAACGACTGAAGGTAAAAAAGTAGCTACAGTTCTAGCTGAACAGATGCGTGAAGATACTATTGAAAAAGTAACTACTAAAAAAGCAGCAGTTACGGATAAAGCTGAAAAGTAATGTACATAGATCGGTTATATACTCTAATAAATGTTTTGTTAAACAAAGACCAACGAGGTAAAATAACTGTGTTGGAGTTTAACAGCATTGTTGGTAATGCTCAGTTAAAAGTTATATCAGAATTATTCTCTGTATTTAAGAAAACAAGTTACAGAGAAATGCGAATGCAGTTGGCTAACAATTACGGAAACGATGCGTTTACACAAAAACAATTAATAGAATTCTATGTAACCAGTAAAGAAATAAACATCAATGGTGGTAAGGCACAATTACCACCAGATGTTTTATATGTTGAGTCTGTTTTCGATAATGATAATGAGTATGAAAAGGTAGAGCTTAAAACATTCAATAGTTTGAGTAGGACTAAAAGAATGCGACCAAGTCAATGTTTACCTGTATTCACACTAAATAATAATGAGATTAGAATATCCTCTAATAAAACGAATGTAGAGTTAGATTATATTCGAAAAACTAAAACACCAAAATATACATTTCATATTGTTCAAGGCATTGAAATGTTTAATCCTTCTGCCTCAGATTTCCAGGATATTGATATTCCAGAATCATTGTTCACACATTTACTTACCGAAGTATTATCAATGTCCGGATTGAATGTAAGAGAGCAAGAAGTTGAAGCTTATGCTAATGGATTGAAACAAGAAGAAATGTATAATAATCAATAATGCGTCTGTAGTGTAATGGTAGCACAAATGATTCCAAACCATTTAGTAAGAGTTCGAATCTTTTCAGGCGTGCAAATAAAGCGGAATCCGAAAAGCTTATAGAGTAGGAACAAACCATTGAAAAATTCAAGAATAATGGTAGTTTATTTTAATAGAAAAGATTTAGTAGAATTCGGTAACTATTTACTTTCAGAAGAAAGAGAAGCATTGTTTAAACAAGCAAACAAAGAAAATGGAAATATTAATAGTTATGAAGATCGGAAAAGAGAAGTAACACATGCAGATTATCATAACTGGATGGATAAAAAGAAAAAATAACTATGCCTACACTGAAAGATTTAATTGACGAACTTGAATTAGAATCACAAACTCCAGATAGCTTATTTAGAGTCAAGACTAGATTCATGATGACTAAGTACTTTAAAGAAGCACTTAAGAAATTAAATCTGACATTTGGTAGGAATATAGTAGGGATGAATGGTACAGTACCATCTTCTTGTAAATTATTTAAACCACAAGATTATCTAAGATTCATACGTGCTTATATTATTAATTGTGATGGTAAAACTATTGAATTAGCTAAAGATTCAACATTACCAGAAACTATATTCAATTTCCTTATAGATTGTGACGGATCAATTTTAACAGATTGTGATGGAACAGATTTATACCAGGAATGTATTAGTTGTAATTCCGTTGATAATAAAGTAAATGATACATCATGTGAAGTTTGTTGTGGTAAAGGTAAATATGTACCAGAACCATTAAGATCTTTATTAGATGATTTAGTTAAATATTCTAATAGTTCGATTTCAATTAGAGATGAATACTTTGAATTTAGTTCTGATCTTGAAGAGCAAAATGTGATAATTGAATATGTAAGCAATAAAATCAATGATATTGATGAATGTGCTATTAATATTCCGGATGAATATGAAGACGCGTTGGTTTATTTCACAAAATATAAATTACTAGAAGGAGGTCAAGACACTTTAAATATTTCTCAAGCATTTAAGAAGGAATTCAAAAGTGCTAGGAATGTTTTAAGCAAAAGCCAAAACGGGCTATCAATGGCAGATATTGATTCTATACTTCTAATGAAATCACGATAATGCCAACAATACAAAATATTTTTACACAAGGTAGGATGGATAGTGATATTCATCCTACTTTTACTGATAACAAAGGCTATGTAAGAGCCGAGAATTTGCGTTTATCAGGCGAAGGAGATAACGGAGCTTTTAAGTCAATAAAATCATCTTTGAAAATTAGTGATTTTTCTAATGAAGAAATGGTTTTAATAGGATCTTATAAAGGCTTTAATGATAAATTATTTTATTTCTTAGCTGCTAAAACCGGATTGAGTAAGATTATTGAATATGATATTATTTCAGGTAACAGTAGATTAATTATTGAAGATACTCAAGTTCTAAGATTTGATCTAATTCGTTGGAAAGAAGGAGCTGAAATTTTCCCTTTAAAATTCTTATTAAGCATTAATCAAATTGGCGATTTACTCATTTTTAGTAATGAAGTTTGGGAATACCCAAGAGTAATAAATTTAAGCCGATTAGAAGATTATTATAATGGTTTTACGATTGATGATATTACCTTAATCAAGAAACCTCCATATGATGCTCCTATAATAAAAAATAAGAGTAAAAATAGTAATACCGTAAGTGACGTTGATAAAGACCGATTTGTTGCGTTTGCTTACAGATATAAATACAAAGATGGAGATTATACACCATTATCTTTTTATTCTGATTGCTCATTTGAAACTGATGGTGCTTTTGAAGTTGATGAAGATAGGCTAAATAAAGCTATGGTTAACAAATTTAATAAGCTTCAGTTATCCATTAATTCAGGAGGTCATAATGTTACTGATGTAGAAGTTTATGCCAGGGAACAATTAAGTAATACAGCTTATAGAATTTACAATGTTAATAAGAAAAAAGCTAGTATTAATGATGATTCAGAAATATTCGTTGATTATAGTTATTCTTCTAACTATGAAGTTTTGACTGATGAAGAGACTAAATATTTATATTCAAATATGCCAAGATTTCCTAAATCTCAGGAATTAGTTGGAAACAGATTAGTATATTACAATTACAAAGAAGACAGAGATTTAAAAGGTATTAATGGTGATGATATTGATGTTTATTTTTATGTAGGAGTTAAAAATACTCCATATTCATCAAGTATTAAAAACAATACCGTTGTTTCGTTATTTAAGTATAAAATTGGAGTTATTTTCTATAATGATTACAATGAAAGAACCTCAATATTACTTCCACAAAACGAAAATGTATCTGAAGCTACAATAGGTTTTGAAGATAAGAATACCATAAATAGTTTATTTGTAAAAATGGTTTCTGATGCTCCTAGTTGGGCAACGAAAGCAAAGTTCGCAGTTTTATCTCAAAAGCTAAACTATGAAAACATTTATATTACTTATGCACGGAAAGTAGGGAATAAAATTTTTCTAAGTATTACAGGTGATAATATTAACAGAATCAGAAAAGATGATGTTATTATTCGTACAGACAGTTCCGTTTACAAAGAATATAAGGTTTCAGAAGTTCAACAATATGGTATAAAAGATGGGGTTATTAGAGATGGAGTATATGCTGTTATTGAAGTTGATGATAGTTTTACCATTACTAAGAATGGAGAAGACATTCCTATTATAAGTGAAAGTGGTTGGAGGACAATAGATGCAGTGCAACAAAGTACAAATCCTAAACGATATGATGCTACTAGCTTTTATTCGGGACAAATAGGAAGTATAATTTATAATTCCACAAATAACAGAGCCGACTTTTTAAAAAGTGATTATGGAGTAATTAAAGAAGGTGACCTATTTAGTTTTAGTATTAACTTTCATTATGGTAGAACTGGTGATGAATATGGTTCTATAAATGTATCAGAACAAATATTTGCAACGAAAGAATATCCAAGCATTTATGAGTTACTTATAGATAACTTAAAGAGTCCATATTTAACTGTTTATGGTAATAATACATTAAATGAGGTCTCATTATTTACAAATAGTTTATTTCCGGATTATGTAAAAGAACAGATCCCAAGAATGTATAATTGGGCTGTAAATTCGACAGCAGTTCCCCCTGAATATGCAGAAGTTAAAGTTAGATCTGAAGTGAAGCTACAAAGAGGTATTATCCCTATTAGCTTTAGAACTAAAAATAAAGAAGAATTAAACAATATATATTATCCAACTTACAAAACTTATAAAGTTGAAGACGGTAATATTATTCCTGATAGAATAGAAGCAGGAATGCCAACATTTGATATTGAATTTTATAATGGTTATTGTTGGGGTAATGGAATAGAATCTTATAAAATTAAAGATCAATTCAATGGAAAAAAACTAGAAAATAGTTTTCATCCAAATTCAGTATTGTTAAGAGGTTATAAAGAAATCCACCGGAAAAATGATATTTCATATGGAGGAATTTTCAATTATGAATTAGGAATAAATAATTTACCAGTTTTCAATTCAACATTAGCCAATTGGAAAACTTTACCCATAAAATATGGAGAAGGACAGAGAATTATTTCTACTGATTCAGATTTAGTTGTATTCAATCCGAATAAAATATTTAGAGTATTATTTGGTAAATCTGTTATTCTTGATCTACGTGGAAATGAAAGTTTGGCTACAACAAATGATGTACTTGGAGATATAATTGAATTAGATTATGATTATGGAATTTCTTATAATCCTGAATCAATAGCAGTTAATAGTAATATTTTATATTTTACAGATAAAAATAAAACCAGAATTTTAGCATTATCCGGGAATCAAATAGTTGAAGTGAACGGACAGAATTGTGGAGTGTTTAAAGAAACTATAGATTTATTAAAATCAAGCTCAACATTCATTGGTACTTATGATGAGGCTCATGATGAATATGTTTTAGGTTTTGATAACAAATTAACTTATAGTTTTAATCAGAATTATAAAGGTTTTAGTCATATTATGACTTATAATTTCGATTATTTACATGGAACAAATGGTAAGTTATTCCAATCTTATAAAGGTGTTTTATATGAAGCTGAAAAAGGTAATGACTACAGTATATTCGCAAACCAGGGAACTAAAACTGGTAAATTAAAATACTATGTAAATATTGAAATGAATACAGATATTATTTATCAAGCACATTCATTACAATCTAATGTTCCGTGGAATACTTCATTTAAAACAAATCTTACTGAATCCACTGTACCTGAATCGAATTATAAATACAAAGAAAGCTTTTATTACACTGAAATATACCGAGATACAATTGGCATCAATAACGCAAAAGGAGTTGGAGAAATATCACATGTAAATGGTAATGAAGTTACTTTTAATTATATGCCCGATGGGATTAATGTTGGTGATGATTTAAATATAGAAGGCAATATAAGTTCGGCAATAACAAATATAAATGGCAATACTATAACAGTATCAAATAATACTGGATTTATTATTGGGCAATTTGCGTTTACAACCCCACAAAGAACTTTGGAATATAATCCTAATGGAAGTCCTATGAGAGGAAAATGGTTAGAAGTTGAACTTTCAAAAACTTCTAATGAATATGTTTATATAGCATCAACAACTACTGAAGTCAAAAAATCATATTTATAATGGAATTAGAACTAAGAGAAATTGAATCTGTTGATATTCCGGTTGTAAATAATTGGTTAGAACAGTGGAAACTAAATAAGTTAGATGAAGGTATGTATCCTGATACTGGCTTAGTACTTCAACATGCGTTTACAAAAGAAGGAATATATATGGGATTTGTATGGTGTAGTAATTCTAAAATGGCGATGATAGGTTTTATTACCCGGAATCCAAATTATAAGAATAAGTTACCTAAGCAAACAAGAGAAAAATTCATTGCTGATTTATCTTCGTATAGTAGAGGATTAGGTTTTACCCATGTTATTACATGGACTGATAATAAGTTATTGATAAATGATTTCAAGAATTTAGGATATACCGAAACCTCAGATAAAGTATCAGAACTAATAACCAAATTCATATAACATATGCCAGCAGCAGCAGCCGTAGTCGGAGGGGTAGTAGGAATAGGTTCCGGATTAGCACAAAGTATTGGAGCGGGCAGACAGGCTAAAAGAATCCGGGAACAAATAGATAATTACCAAAGACAAACATTACAAAATCAATTTAATACATTACAGGTTTCAACAATGGGTGCAGATCTTCAGCGAGAAGATTTAGCAAGGTCAATGGCAACAAATGCTAATTTTCTTTCAATGGGTGGAAGTAGAGGATTAGTTGGAGGATTACCAAATTTAATGGCACAACAAGTTGCAGCAGAACAACAAATAGCAGCCAATCTTGATCAGCAATATATCCAAAACCAGAATATGAAAGCTCAAGGGAACGCTATGGTTCAACAGATGCAAGAACAGCGTGAACGCGATGATTTATTAGGATTAGGTAATGAGCTAAATAATGCAAGACAGGAAAGAACTAGTGGTATTAATACTATGGTTCAATCAGGATTAGGACTTGCTAATGCAGCAGCAAGTGGAGTGTTTAGTGGTGACTCTGGTAATAATTCATCACCAAGTTTAACTCCTATATCAGGGCATCAAATTGGTATACAAACGCCTACCATTACTCCAGCTATAACACCAGAAATACAGTCAAATATGACAAGTTCATTAAATAATAATTCATTGTTTAACTCTCCAATATTTAATAATGGATTTTATTTCAACCCTATGCAGCCTATAGACTACAATGCATTAAGGCAAAAAGTAAAGTTTAATACTCCACAGATATTATAAATAAATGGCAGGACAAGGAACATTTATTGCTTATCAGCCTTTAAGGCCAACAGAATTAAAAGTTGGGGATTTAGTTTCTCAATCTATTAATTATATGATTCAAAGAGGTGAGGCTCAGAAAGCTGCAAAACTAAAGATGCAACAAGAGCAAGGCAAGAACCTATATGATATGTATAAGGATATTAAGTTAGATCCTTTACAGACAGTTGCACCATTTCAGAATGCTTATAATGATTTTGTTGGACAAGGGATAGATATGGTTTCTACTGCTAAATCAAGAGCCTTAGATTATTCAATACCATATGAACAAAGAGTAGCAGAATTACAAAAGGCTCAAAAGTTTAGTAATGATGTTAAGATGTTAGGAACATTTATGACTTCTAAAGAAGACCAGGAAGCTTTTAGAAAGAATGTTGAAAGGCTTAATAGTGGAGATTATTTTGAAGGAGATAATAGAGTTGGTTTAATGCAATCTTTGGCAACATCAAATGTTCAATTGATTAGAGATAAGGATGGAGATATAGCAGTTGCGTTTGCAGGATCACCAGATTCAAAAATGGGAGATCAAGCTGTAATAATGAAACTTAGTGAAGCTAAGAATTTATTGACATCTGGATTAGAAAACAATTTATTAGATGGTGATAAGGGATTAATTACAAGTTTAAATAAAGCTGGAAAATCTATAATTACTCAAGAAAAAAGAAATTCTGATGGAATAACATCATATGAAACTATAGCGTTTGATAAAGATAGAGCTATAAATTATTTAAAATCATCTATAGGTTATTCATCATCAGAAGATTTTAATATTAATGCAATTCCAAAAAACTATAACCAATTATTTTTTAGAACTTATAAACGTGATATTGCTAATTCAGAAGATTTAGACAAAGCAATAAAAATTGGGGTAGATATAATGGAATCTGGTGCTAAAGAATTAGAAAGTGTAAAAAGAACAAAAACTGATACACAATTAGCAATAGATAATCAGAGATTAGTAAACGCAGGGCTTCAGATTCAAGAAAGAATAATGAGGTTAGCAAATGGTGGTAGTAGAGGAGGAGGTAATGGTAGCTCAGGAGCTAATGTTAGTATTATGCCATCAAATACCAGTAGTATAGTTCAAGTACAAGATAATGATGGTAATGTAATTGGTACAAGAAGACAAAATATGAGTACGACCACTCTCCCAAAGGTAAAAGGTATGCCAGCTAGTAATAATACATTTGGATTATCGACATATGTTAATAAAAAAGGGAATCAAGTAAATGCTTGGTATTTAGGTGCTCCGTCCGATGATGGCAAATCTGTTTATAGTAGGATATCTGAAACTGAATTTAATAATTATGTTAGGGGGCTGGGTTACAATCCAATTTCTGTTAAGGCTACATTAACAAATTCAGATAGAGAATTAATTAAACAACCAACTAGTATAAATAAAAACAATTCAATATATAAGAATACTAAAATATCATTTAAATCTAAAGATCTAGGGGATGATGCAGATATATTTTAATGCGTCAAGTTTTGTCGTTGTATTGAATTATATTTGATTTTCAAAATATAAAAACAAAATGAAACTCAAAATGTTGGTGTGTTTATTGTTTCGGAACGAAATTTGTTTAACTTTGTTTCCTAAAAACAACAAAACAATTCAAATCAACCAAGTATCATGTCAAGTATAAAAGAAGTTAGATACGGTTCTTCAGCAGTTGATTTATTTTTATCAACAGTTAATGATGAATTAAAACATATTAAACCTAAGGATAATTACTTCCATATTGATGTTGTAACGGAAGCTTTTGTTGCTGGTGAGAAACATGGAAAAGAAGAGTTTATAAAAACATTCACAGAAGAGTTTAAAAATCAAAGTGTTAATACTTTTTTGTTTACCCAAAACTTGGTTAATAAATTGATGAAAATGAATTATAAAGTTCATAAGTTTTTCATTAATCCAATACAATTTAAGTCAATTATAGGTGTTGATAATTCATTATTATTAAATGATGATTTTGTGGATATAGCTTATTCAGAAGCAACTATGCTTGAAAATAATTTTAATGATTTATATGACAATTTATTTGAAATAGGTTTCATTGGCATTGATAATATTAAGATTGATAAAATCTATTCTGATGGTTATGTATTCATACATGAAATTAAATAATTCTTATCTTTATTATGTCTTGTGGTAAACCTCATGGGGATAGGAATGAAATTTTATCAAATAAATTAAAGGATGAAGGGATATATTTTGATTGGTCAATTACTATATCATTTTATTCAGTTATTCATTATATAGAGGATAAAGCCTTTCCAATTACGTTTCTTGATAAAACTTGTAATTCATTAAGAGATTATATGAATGCTCAAAGCATAATTTCTAGGCATACAGCAAGAAGAAGACTTGTAGGACAAAAATTTCCATCAATTTTGAGTAAATATAAATGGTTAGAAGATAAGTCAAGATTCTCAAGGTATGAAGATTATAATATTACAGAAGCAGAGGCTAATCAAGCACTAAGATATTTATCAAATATAAAAGAATGCTGTTATGAATAATAATACTATAGAATCTAACCATCAGTTTGATAGTTTTAAATATCAAGAAATAAATAAGGAATTAAATATATTTATTCATAAATTTATAGTCATTTCTGAAACTATTGAAAATGATTTAAACTTGAATAAATATCATAAAGATGAATTTGATAAATTATTTAAAGAACTTATAAGATTAACTGGTAAAATATCCAATTATATAGATAAACATATCACAAAAAATAAAATTATAATAAAAGATGATAATTTATTAAAGTTAACAATGCATAATAATATTATTGAATTGGGTAAAATATTAACGAACTCAAATAATAATATTTAGTCTTATAAAAATAGTAATAAATAACAGCTCCTTAATTGGAGCTTTTTTATTGTAGCAATACCACCAAAAGTATATCTGGATGTTATCTTGGTATTATATTAATAATACAATGGATAAGGATTTACAAGAACTTTTCAACCTTTATAATGCTGCTGGAAATAATGTTACTTACAATGAATTTATTGATGCTAAAAATCAATTAGGCGATGTTGACTTTATGAATTATGTGTTTGGAGTAATTAATTCAGATGGATCATTAAAAAAAAAAGAAGATACAAATCCAGGATTATTAAGCTCACAAGGCTTATCAACATCCAACAACGGAGAAAATATAAATCCTATTTCAATAGGGCAAAATACACAACAAGAAACATTAAGTGCTCCAATAGATTCACAGTTAGACCTAAATCAGAATCAATTAGATCAACAGAATGGAGTTTCCAACTTGGTAAATTCAAATTCAGAATTAGCTTTAACGTCTGGAAATAATGGCACTCCGTTTACAACTAATTTACCTATAAATACCCAGAATCCATTAGCCTATAAAGGTAATATGGACAATCTTCTTTTGGATGAAAATGGTAATGCTATAAATAAAGTAGGTACAATTAGTTTCCCAAATGATAATCCAAGTAATAATACAACTACTTTTAATAGTGGTGTTACGGTTCCAAATATTTATTTGCCTGATGAATCAAAGGTAGATTTTACTCAATTACCAAAAAGTTATTTATCTCCAAGACAATATAAACCTGGAGAACTTTTAGATTATTCTTATCAGGATTTTACGGGAGCTAATATTAATGATCCAGAATCATATGCAAAAGATCTAGAATCGGAAGGATACATAAAACCCTCATATCTCAAAGATGGTACTAGAGCTACTTTAGAAAATGGTTTGCCTGCTTTTGAAATAACTAATAATGGTGCAGAATATTTCACTAAAGAATCTGAAAAATATGTTGAAGGAAATAACTATGAAGCTGCTAAACAAAAGTTATCACCTGATAAACCGGAATTAACTGATCTTGAAAAATACACAAATTCACTATTTGATAAATACGGATATCTGGTAACAGAAGAAGATAGATCAAATTATCTTCAAACACCAGAAGGAAGAAAAGAACTTCAAATTACGCTTGAAACACAACAAGAATTAGGATCTTATCCAAATGCAACTTACCAACAAGTTTATGATATGGTAAGTAGACGTTATAATAAGCCAGATGAATTTTATTTAGATAAAGCTCAAAGTGTATTGTCTTCGATGATGGATAATCAAAAGCAAACCGCCTTTGATGACTTTAGTAATAGATTTGGTTCAGATAATGAAATCATGCCAGATGATGTTGCAGAGAATAAATTCTATTTAGAAGTTGAAAAGAACTATGATCTTAAAAAACTATTTGGGGAATTTTTAGATAGTGAAGAAGGCCAGTTGTACACTAGAACAGATCAGAGTATTAGAAATAATACAAATGGACAGAGAAATAGAAAGAATATTTGGAATGCATTTTCTAACTGGACTAATCAGAAAGAATTATTAGATATTGAAGCTAAACAAAATAATATATCTAATCTAAAATATAATGTTCAGTCAGCAGCAGAAACTGGTGATTTTAATTTAGTAAATCAGTATGTAAATCAAATAAATACTGTTCAGAATAGTATTCAGAATAATATAAAAAATGTACAACAAAATGATAGTATTACATCTGATGTAAATAAAATATTTACAAGAGTAAATAAAGAAGACTCCGAAGCACAAGATTTCCAAGCAAGAGTATTAAGTGGTGATGGTATTGCAAGAACACAGAATATTTTAGGCCAAGTAGTATTAGGATTAGGTCAATCAGCAATGGATGCTAGTTCAGGTATTTTAAGAATACTTACTACACCCTTTAGTCAAGATGTAAAAGATTCAGTTGATCAATTAAATGAACCTTTAAAGCTTGGTAATATTGAGATATCACCATTAAGAACAAATGTTACAAAATATAGTGATAATTCAGGTAGAGTTTTTGAAGAAAGAAATGGTAAATTATTCCAGATTGAAAATGGAATTTATAAACCTGTTAGTAATATATCCGGTTTAAAAGAAACTGGAAAAGATTCAGAATATAATCCTTCAGGTATGGCTTTCTTAACAGGTAAGATGGCTGGAGATATCTTAATAACAAATGAAGTTGGTGGATTAATAAATAATACAATAACTAATAATGCAATAAGCCTTGCTTCAAAAACAACTCAAGCTTTTGGTGCAGAAAGTGAAATTGCAAAACAAGCTAGAAATTTTGCAAGATATGCTCAAAGTGCTAATTCAGTTGAAAACAAATCAGTATCAGGATGGTTTGTTCAAATGTATAATGACAGTTACAAAAGTGCTGAAGACTCAGGAATTTCATCCACAGCAGGCAAAACAGTATATGCTACTGTAAATTCATTTATACAATCATTAATTCAAAGAATTAATCCAGACAGTAAATTTCTTTCCGGGTTTAATAATGAATACAAACAACTACTTTCTTCATTAAGTACTAGTAATGGGGAACGAATTTTAGCTAATGCAAAATCGTTGTTTTCAAAAATAGGAGATAATGTAGTTGGAGAAACTAAAGAAGAATTAATTCAGCAAGTTGTTGGTGACATGACCAATTATGTTACTAATATTATTTCTGGATCAGATTTTAAATTAACAGATGGTGAAGGATATAAAGATGTAGTTATTGGTACAATTGCGCCTTCAGCAATAGCATCTTTAATGGGAGGTTCAGGTTCTAGAAATATTAAATTAGGTAATAATGAAATTAATTTATCTAATTATAATAGAAGCCAATTACTTACAGAATTATCTCGTTTTGATGGGGCAGATAACATGTTAAATGTAATGTCAAATGATTCTAGTTTTGACAGTTATTCAAATACATTGGATGAAGTTAAGAATGAGGTATTAACGAGGAAAAAATATTTAAATAAGATTCCAGATTCACAGAATTATTCTACTGATTCTTTAGATAATGCAATTAAGGTACTTCAACAATTAGAAACGAAACGTACTGATTTGAATCAAGCAGATGCTGCATTCAAACCTAGAATTGAATCTGAAATTTCATCACTAGAATCACAAGTTGAACAAATATTAAATGAAACTCCTAATAATGAAAGTACCACATCACCAGAACAAACACCAGAAGGAACACAAGGACAAGAAAAAACAAATACTGAATCAAGCCAAGATTCGTTTACAAGACCAGAACCAACAGGAAGTAACTCAAGTCCATCTTATTTAATTAAGGATAAATCATTAATTGAAAAACTTCAAAAAGCAGGAGTTGAAGAAAAAGTAATACAGGCTCTTCCAGAAAACTTTAGAATTAATGAAAAGTGGTTAATGGGAGACAAGGGAGAAAGTATATTATCAAGAGTAATGAAGTCTGCATTAGTTGCAGGTCAAAACTATTCTGTAGTAGAGAGAGATAATAATGATCAAATTTTAAATTATGATACTGGAAGAGTAGACATTAATAAGCTTGCTAAATTCTTTGGAAAAGATGTATTATACCATGAAACTGTTCATGCTGCAACAGTATTAACTATGGAAGATATGCGTATCAATCCACAGAATTATACTGAAGAAGAAATGGCAGCTCATGATAATTTATATTCAGAAATAAAAAAATTAAATCAATTAAAAAAATCTGGTAATAAAGTTAATCCTAAAGGGACTAGTTTATATGGATTATCAAATCAATATGAATTTGTTGCTGAATTCATGTCTAATAATAAATTTAGAGAATGGGTAGGTACTATTTCAAATGAATCTTCGAATACTGAAAGTAATAATTTACTTCAGAAAATATGGAATAATATAAAATCAATGTTAGGTTTGAATACTAACAAGCCTAATATTGATTCAGAATATTTAAATAATATTCAAAACAATATTGACTTAATACTTAATAAACAAAGAGAAACAAATGAAAAACAAGGTAACCAACAAAACGATATTCGACAAAATACACAACAACCGGAACAACAGTCTTCTTTCAATGAAAACACATCTGTCGAATCTACAAATTCACCCATTGAAACCATTAGGCAAAATGAAAATGCCCAAACTTCCAACGTTTCCGAAGAAGTAAATTTTGATGATTTATTATCTAGAGTAAACAAAATATTTAATGACCAAACGAGAAGTAGTACTAACTCTAATGAAAGAGTTCAATCTGCACCTGATATCAATCAGGAACAACAAACTTCAAAAAGTGAAACAGTACAAGCCAATGAATTACCAGGAAGTACTAACCAAGTTGAAGTAAATCCGAATGATTTGCGTTCACAAGAAACATCCGTATCAAATGAGCTAAATCCAAATCAAACTAGATTATCAGAAAATGTAATAGCTACAACTAAAGAAATTAGATTACCAGATGGTGATAACGGCTTTAGAGTAACTGTAACTGATAATAATGGAAATTTAATAGAAGATAGAAATGGAGACAGTGAATTTGATTTTTCTGATCAAAGTGAAGTAGACAAGTTTATAAACCAGAAACAGAGAGGTTTTAGTTTATCTAAACAACCTAAAATTAAAACAGATGTTCCGGTTACAGAAAGTACAGCATCCACTAATTATGTAGGCAAAAGAGTATCATTCAATCAATTTGGTGATACTAGAAGTGGAGTTGTTGAATCAGAAAATAAAGGTAGATTAACTATTAAAGGTGATGATGGTAAAACATATTTCACAGGATCTCCATTAGTTCAGAACTTAAAAGATGAATCAGGTAATCCAATTCAATTACAAAGATCATCAGAAAACTTTATTCCTATATCTCAAGAAGCATTTGATTCATTAATTGAAAAACTTAAAAAACCATTTTCAAAAGCATTTAAGAATTTAAGTATAACTACTGATTGGAATGAGTTTTTAAATAAATCCAAATCTTTAGGATTAAATATAAATTTTGATGCTAAATTTTTAATAAATGATAATGCAAGAAAAGAAAAACAACTTGAGTTAATTAATAAGAAAAACCCTGCACCAAATGACTATAATACATGGATTAGAACTACAAATGATATATTAACAGCAGATGAGGCTTTCAAAGAAGCTTTTCAGGATGGAGAAATGTATCCTGATTTTACTGTTGAAGATATGCAAAATGTATTAGATTCTGGTGAAGTAACAGTATATTCAAGTTATCCAATTAAAGAAGGTATATTTGTAACTCCTTCAAGAATGAATGCAGAATCATATTCTGGAGAGGGTAAGGTTTATTCTAAAAAAGTTAACGCATCTGATTTAGCATGGATTGATCAGGGAGAAGGGCAATATGCTCCAGTTAAATTTATGAGAAATAATAATGGTACTATTTATGGAGCAAAGTTACCAGATGGTACTATTTATATTAATCCTGAATATCTAAATGCTAATACTCCAATACATGAGTTTTCCCACTTATGGGAGCAACTAATGCCAAGTAGATTTAAAAAAGGTGTTGAACTATTAAAACAAACTAAAACCGGAAAAGAAATATTCAATAGATTAAAGTCTGAAGGTAATTATAATAACTTATCTGATAATGAATTATGGAATGAAGCATTAAATACCCATATAGGTAACTATGGAGAATGGCAATATCAAGAACGTCAAGCTAGGGGTAAAATGGCTGAGTTTGTTCAATGGTTTAAAGCTTTTTTCAATAAGATAGGTGAAGTATTAGGTATTGGTAATTTAAATCCAAATATATCTTTAAATAATTTCTCAAATAAAGTTTTAGGTGATATTTCAGGAAATAAATCTTTAACTCCAGAATCAAATTACTCAAGTTCAGCAGGAACTAATTTCTCAATTAGAAACGATAATACCAATAAACTAAAAATAAAGGATGATGTTGAGTTATCAAATTTCTTTGGAGATAATACTACTAGTATAGATGAATTAATAGCAAAAGGATATAAAGTTTCAGATGATATAGCAAATCTTGCAAGAAAGTTTGGAACTAAAATATACATCATTAATGATAATCTATTTGATAAATCTAAAAGCCAGATAAATAATTATGTAAATGACTTAATGAAAGATTATCAAATATTGATTGATAATGGTACTTATGAAGAGTCATATATTAGACAAGAACTTTTAGATAATATTACAAAATCATTAGTTGAGAATGGAGAAGGTGAAGCTAATGGAAACTCAATTTATCTTCAAGAATGGGTAAATGATTCTAATAATACTCCTAAAACTAAAGTTTTACAACATGAGTTAGCACATGTTTTTACTTCTTATTACCTGGCAGATAAAATAGATTCATCACAATTAAATGAACAAGAACTTACATTTAGAAATGAAGCTCGCTCAGCTTATGAAGAAGCATTAAAGAATCCTAATAAAACAAATGCATATGGTTATTCTAATACATATGAATTCATAGCTGAATACATAGCTAATGACAACTTCAAATCAGAAGTTGATAGCTATTTAGATACTTTGAATAATCCTGAGCCAAAATCCTTATTAACAAGAATTGTAGATTATATCAAAGGATTGTTTGGTGTTAAAAACAATACAGAATTAAAACAAGAGTTTCAATTACAGAAGTCTATAGATGACCATATAAATAGATTAAAGGATGCTGATGATTCAATTAATCTTCAAGCATATTCTGGTGTAAGATTTATGATAAAAAAACTTATGCCAGTATCAACTATTCAAGAGGTATTAAATGAAACTGAAACAAATGGTATTGAGGCTGGGTTAGCTAAATTTAAAGAGTCTGCATTTTATAAAAGTTTATCTGATAAACAGAAAGCTTTAATTGACAGTGAAGGAATAACAAAACTTATGCAAGAGCAAGTTATTCTTCATCGTGAAGATCAGATTAATAAGAAAAAAACTTCTGTTGAAAAAGCAAAAGAACAAACTTCTAAAAAAGAAAAAGAAATTGCCTTCAATAAAATTGAGAAGATACATGAGAATTATAAAAATAAAATTGAAGAATTAAGGAAATCTAATAAATCATATAGAGAAAAGGTCGCAGAAAGAAAAAGACAAGCTAAAGAAGCATATGATAATACTGTAATTTTCCTTAATCAAAATATGATTAGTGGGAAGATAACTCCAACTGAAGTTTCGCGTTTACTAAAAGCTGCAACTGGAATTCTAAGCACCCGTAATTCAATTTCAAACTTCAACAAGTTTACAGAATTATTTAATAAAATTAATACGAAAGCAGAAGAACGAAATAAAACTCAAATAGAGAGAACGACTGATAAATATAATGAAGTAAGCCAAAATGTAGAACAACAATTTAACTCTGGTAAATCATTACAGGAAATTAAAGATTCTTTTAATTCTATTGATGAACAACGAATGGCAGAATCAACTTATAATAGATTAGCTAATAAAACTATATCTCCTGAAGAAGCTAGAAAAAAGCTGGATGATTCTTATAAGTCTTCGAAAGAAGTTTTAACGAAAAGGTTTAAAGATGAAAATGGTAATGTATTACTCAGAAATGAAAAAATAAATGCTTGGAGAAAGAAAAAGTTTGAAAGTTTTATGACTAAGTCTGCTGATAGGCAATTTATTCCAAAACGAATATTAGAAAATATAGGAGCATCTCCAGTAGTTGACCGGATGATAGCTTATTCTGGAACCTCAACAAAAGCTAAAGAAGAGTTTAAAAAAGTAGATGAAAAAGTATATGAAGGATTAAATGTTTCAGAGCTTGAGTTATTAGATAAAATAATATCTGCAAAAAGATTTATTGCAATAGATAAAAATCGTGAAGAAAAGGGATTACCTGTTGTAGATCATCCCGGGTATCAAGATGCTAGTACAGCACAAAAAGCCTTGGATGCATATAAGTCTGAAATTGGAGAAGATACATTCTCAAAGCTAGCTAAAAGGGCTAATACTTATTTCGATGCATTTAAAAGTCTATTATCTGACATGCGTGAAAGCGGGCTTATAAGTAATGAAGTATATGAAGAATTAAAAGATGTAGACTACCAACCCAGAAAATTCCTACGTTATATTTTAGATGCAGATGGAGAATTAATGTCATCAGATAGAACCATGTTTAGAAATGAAAATGGCAATTTATCTAAAGAGCAAATTATAGGTTTATCAGAAGGTGATGCATCTGATATGTTAATGGATTCTAAATGGTTAATTCAGTCAGCATTAACTAGCCGATATAAAGCTATAGGAATGAATGAAGTAAATAGAACCTTCTTCACAAAGTATTACCCTGATGCTAAGGCAAAATTTGAATCTATTAATCCGGATAATATTCCTGAAGGTGATAAGAAATTCTTTAAATATTTTAAACAATTACAAAGTAATATTAAAGAAAATAGAATCATAGGATTTACTGAAAGTGGTAAGCCTAAATATGAATCTACAACACCAGAAGGATATAAAATTGCTTACTATTATGAGAATGGTGTTCGTCACCAGGTATTCATGAAAGAAGAATTTCATAAAATGTGGCATGACACTATGGATAAATTAATAAATTCTAAAACTGCTAATATAATAGGCTGGGTATCTGGTAGTAAAATAATTAAATCATTTGCAACAGGAAACAATCCATTTTTCTTTATTACAAATACTCCAAGAGACTTTGGGCATGCATTATTATTCTCAGAAGAGTATAATTCATTCTTACTTACATCTGCTGCTAAATTGACTAAAGACTCTATTAAAGCTATTGGTGAAATTTACAAACATAATAATACAGATAAGGATAATCTCCTGAGTAAGTATATTCAATACGGAGGTGGAATGGAGTGGCTTAATCAACAAGGTGAAATTAAAGATTTAACATCATTAACAAATACTATATCTTATTTTATTGGCAAACAAATAAGTCACAAAATAAAAAGTATACTTGAAACCATTTTTAGTGTCGCAAGATTAAAATTTATGGCTAATTATAGTGAAACTATGTTTAGAGTAGCTGTTTTTGATAGATCCCTCCAAAACCAACTGAAAGAATATAATAAGTTAAATAATACAACTTATAAATCAGTTGAAGAACTATCTAAAGAAGTAAAGGATAATATGTATTATAGAGCCGTGTCTTCTTCAAGAGGGTTATTAGATTTTAATCAAGGAGGTACATTTACAAAAGCTGGAGAAGCTGCTATTCCTTATCTTAATGCAGCAACGCAAGGTACTAGAGTGGCATTACAAACTATAAATAAAAGACCTATTGCAACAACCGTTAGGTTACTACAAGCGGGGGCTGGAAGTGTAGCATTTATGGCATCATTGGCTCAATTATTAATTGCAGCATTTAGACCGCCTGAAAAAGATAAAGAAACTGTAGAAAAGTCTTATATTGATTTTCTTGATGGAATATCGCCTTCACAAAAACAAAATTACTGGAATATTCCTATAGGATGGAGTAAAGAATCAAAACAATGGAAAGTTCTTAAAGTAGCTAAAACTGAATTTTTAACCCCATTAACTACAGCTATGGAAGGTTTATATGAAGATTATTTGAGGGGTAAAAATGGATATAAAAAGAGAGGTACAGACAAAATATTAGATAATACTATACATGCATTTAGTGAAAAAGTAGATCCTTTACATTTTACATCAGTTTTAAAGAATCCTACAAGTATACAAGGGTATGGTAATGCATTAAAAGAAATAAGATCAACAGTTCCTTTAGATAAAGCAATTTTTCAGAATTCCACTGGATATGATTTCTTTAGAGAACAACCTTTATCTTTTGATATAGGTAAAGTACCAAGAACTTATGAGGGAGAAAGTATGAAGAATGTTGAAGAATTTTATAAAAAACTTGGTAAAACACTAGATGGTAGCCCTGTAAGAATGAAAGCATTTGTAGAGTCTTTTGTTACTTCTCCAAGTACCAATCCATTAGTTGGTATATTATATGGAGGAGCAGATGCAATTGCAACAGATGTCAGTGCTAAGGAAAAGGTTAAAAATGTATATGAACAAGCTATAAAAAGATTAATTAATGAAACTACAGATTTCAATGTTCAACTTAATAAAAAGGCATTAATTGAAGATGAATTGAAACAAAATGAAATACAGATAGCTAAGATTAAAAGTTCCGCTAAAAATATATATGATAAATATGGCTCTAAAGAATTAATAATGAAAAATATAAATAATATTAAAATAGAAATAGCAAAAGAAACAAAAGATCCAGAAGAGCGAAAGATGATGGCTAAAAGAATAAAATCATTAATGGATAAGGAGGGAATTGAGCCGATGGTGTTTGATGTTAAATATGGCGCAAATAATAATAAGAATAAAGCTATATTAATATACTCATACTTAGAAGGCATGACACCTGAACAACAAACTAAATTTAAACTACAGTTAAAAACTCAGAAAGTACTTACTAAGAACGTAAAAGCAGAGTACATTAAATATAAAAATGAAGTAGAAGGTAATTAAATAAAAAACGAAAGGCAGTTATTATTATTAAATTGCTGCCATTTTTTTATCTAACTACATGCAGATTTTATTTTATTCAACATTTTCTGACACATTTTAGCATGATGTGGATTTACATTATAATTGTAATATCTTGCAGTAAAACTAGCATCCATAAGGAATTTATACTCGGTACTAATTGAAGGTAATATAATTGAAACCATTGCATGTGTTACTTCATGTTTGCCTTTTATTTTAAGAGCTGAAGCAGCTTCTGCTATAGAAGTACAAGTTATACCATTATATGTATTAGGTAATATTTTACAACTTACAAAGTGCAAAGCAGAATAAAATGCAATAGTATTTGCCCAATCAAGAAAATTACCATCAGTATATAAAGAGTTAGAAAGATTTTCATTATGCTCAGCATGAGCCTTATGATCAGGCATTCTATAAGTTTATAAATCCATTAATCTTTAGTTCAGACTCATTTAATTCAACATCTTGAATAAATAGAATTCTCATAGAAATATTAAATTCAGATTTGAATTTTTCTTCATAGAAACAAGATGTTTCGTAAAAGGCATAAATAAAATCTTCATTAAAAGTATTTTCTACCGGAGTAGTTACCATGAATTTAAAATCAAATGGATTTATATAATAGTCAGAAACAGAATATCCTTTTTCAGTTAAATTTTTTATAAAATCATTACCATACAAGAACATTTGAGTAGTTGCTCTAACGAAATTTTCTTTAAATTCCTCTAGTGCTTTTTCTACTCCATATTGTTCACCTTTACTAAAAGCATCTATGACATGATCAATATGAAAGTACCCATCTACAGGAACTTTACTAGATTGACTTTCTATCTTTTTAAGATAGTTTTGAAGATTTTTAGAAATGGTAGTTGACATTTTGTTAACTTTTATAGTACAAATGTAAAACAAATACGGATAACAGTAACAGTTTATAACGGAATTTAACGTTTAAAAAAAGTGCGGACATTTCTGCCCACACCCCATAATCCTAAATATTCAATAAAAATTGAATCTTAGTTATCATCTTTTATTACAAGTTTTACAACTTTTAACTTTATTTCGAACATTTTGTTGTATATCCATTTTAATATTTTTAGGAATATCTCTTAATACTTTTAGGTTTAATACTTTTTTCATGGTAATGTTTTATTAATTGTTATTTAGGTTGACTTCTTGGAACTGATTATTTCCTACATCTTGAATTTCTCCACGTCTTAGTTTTATTAAGTCAGCTTGATTCTTAAAGGAAGTATCTTGTTTATATTTATTTAATTCAGCATCTCTATCTTTTTTATATTCAGTTAAATTTACTTCAATTTGTTTTCTGAATTTATCTAGGTTTATTTTGTTTTCGGCTCCAATATTTGCGATTTCTAGTTTATAATTACCATCAATCTCTGTAAGTTTAGCCTGGTCTTCAAATTTCAATCTATCTCTTACAAGTGCTAAATCATGTTCAAGTTGTAAAGTTTTGCGTTTCTCCTCATTAGAAATCCTAGAAGCTTCAACATTTCCATTAGTAGCTTGTGACTGTTTATCCATTTCAAACTGTTGTGCTTTTTTCTGTCTTTCATTAATACGTAGTCTAGCAATTTTGTATGCTAATTTAATATCCTTAGTCCAGCGTAATTCTTGTGCGTCTATTGGATCTAACATACCTTGTTGTACATAGAAATTCAAATCAGTAATTAACTGCATTCTTTCTTTCCTAGTAGGTATATAATCCATGTCTAAACCAAAGTAATGAGAAGATCTATTCTTTTTGTATTTTTCTATGGTATCAATATCATCATTTCCAATCATATTGATATACTTATTTTTAATATCTGAGTATTTAAATATATCATTTAATCTTGCACTTACAGTTCTACAAACATCTAGACTTAATTTAAAGTTTGAGTCTACAATATCTTTCATTGATAAATTATCAGATAAACGATAAGGTTCACCATCTAGTAATGTTTGGTCTGCTGGTTTTGTTTCATCATTTGCAGCAAATCCAAACTGTTCTTTTAAGAAATTTATTTGTAGAGTTAGCTGATCTACAGTTTCTCTTAACGCATATGGTATTGCTGATGGCTGTTCCCGAATCGCAGTTGTACTATAATTTAAATCTTCACCATCTTTATCTCTAGTTTTTCTAAAAGATAGTCCCCGGGTAAAATATAATGCTAATACTTCTTTTGGTTTTAATGGCTGTTCACCAAGCGATATGTCTGCAATTGTGTCTGAATCGATTTCTGTAATATTACCCCTAAGTTCATATTCTAGATGCTGACGTTTAAAATCTAATGCTTGTATTTCATCAATAAAACCAATACATTCTTCAACAATTGAATTTCCTAATCTTGGAGAACAGCCAATAAATGGAGATAGAATCTCACCTTTATATTCAGGTAAATTTTCAATTAAGTTATATTTTATTACTGTATATGTAGAATCTAATGTAACAACACCTTCATACCAAACATCATAGCTTTGAGTTATTTTTTGTGAAATATCTGATGGTTGTTTTGGATCATAATTCTCTCTTTCAATAAACGAAACTTTTCTAGTTTTACGGTTTATCTTTTTCTTGAAAATATCATTATGTGAAGTTTTAAAAGAAAAGAACAAAACATCTACATACCTATCATCATGAATTTTATCGGTTTTACATATTTTGTTAACTGTATCATCGTCTAATTCAATCCCGTTATTTAATGCTATTCTTCTTAATTCTCTAACCGTAATACTCTTTCTTACTCCGTGATAATTTGATTTCGATAAGTCAGCTAAACATCCAGGTTCATAAATATATGATTCTGGTTTTTCATAATTTATTTTGATACCTGTGTTTTTATCTGTATATACGGAAACAACACCAAGGTCAACAATCAATAAATCCTTTTTTAACTGTTCTTGGATATTACTGAAGTTGTTATCCATTAATACAGCCTTTATTCCTAATTGTTCAGATTGTTCAATTTTTAATGGTTCTGCTGTTTCTTCTTCAAGGTCTATCTGCTCTTGGCTTTGTGGAATAGCTTCTTGTGGAACAATTTCTTGTCCAGTTAATTGAGTAAGATCATTAATAAAATCTTTAGCATATAATAATTTTTCTTTTTCTTTTTTTCTATTTTGTTTTTCTTCTAAGGCTGTAGGATCAAGAGCAAACACATTAATCGAAAACTCGTCCATATTAATACCATTATATGCTTTTCTTAACTGTCTAGGAAGAATAGGAATTCTTTTATCAAAATCAACATTTAGCATATCTTGATTTACAAATTCCATTGAATATAATCTCTTCTTACAATCTTCTAAATCCTGTTTACCATTAGCATATTTACGTAGCTTTTCAAAATTTAAAGCTCTGGAACTATAAGTAGCTGTCCATTCTTGCCACATAGCCATAGCATATTTCCTCCCATATTCAATAGTTTTTTTCTCAGAATTAGGAACAAACTCTGGTGGAAAATTATTTATAAATGAATGTTGTGTATTATTCATGACTTTTAACCTACTTTAAAATAACCATAGATGTCTTCATAATGAGTTTGCTTAGGTATTTCCTTCTTTTTATTAAGCTTAGAGTTAGCTATTACAGCCATTTGAAGCATGGCAACTATATCATGTTTTTTACGAGTATCAGTAGAATAAGTTGTAAGGCTTTCAAGAACCTCTAATATTCCAATTTTAAGATCCTTTTCATCTATATCAATAGTAAGATTATTGACTAAATATGTTTCAAGAAAAGTTTCCATTTCTTTTATATTCTTCTCAACAGCATGAATACCACCATATTTTTTTTCAGTATCGGATAACTCGCTTCTTTTCTTTAATGGATTTTCTAGTGAATAACCTCTATATCCTCTGTCATATAATTTCTTTACTAAAGAATCTTTATTTATTTCTACTAGAATTGGAATACTGAAAAATACAATTGCTTTTATCACATCTTCTTCAGCAGTGTCAACACTTTCTGGACGGTAGTTATAATAAACAGCTAATGTATTGTCTGGAACACCTTCATTTCCTTCTTTAGTTAATAACCCCAAAGCCTGTTTTGAACCTTTACCAAAAACAACCTTTGAAACTTGATAGGGGTCACAAGACCACGAACCATAATGACTATTGACTGGTTCTTTTCTCCCATTTACTAATTTAAACTTGTTGCGTTCACTAACCGGAGGAAGCCAACATGCTGTAAATCTCCCTTCATCACATCTAACAATATCAACCTCTGTATCTTTAATACCATTTCTCCAAACTAAATTAAAGTTGAAATATTGTTCTTTATACGCTTCTGTTTTTTTAAAGTCTCTTATGACATGAATTCTATCTATAACCCCTGGTGTTCCATACATAGAAGAAGCATCTTCATCCAGAAAAGCATCAGTATCAACTCGTGGGTTATTACGTTTTTGTGAATTTAGTTTTTGTATATCATCGCCACACGAGTTTTCTTGTGCGTCTAAGTATGTTTTTGATCCAATTGCTACTATTTCACCTAATTCATTTTTTATTGGTTCCTTTGGGTCATGATATATAACATAACCATATTCATCAAAGAATCCCATTAAAGAATAATCAGCAGCAATAAATATTGCATAAAGACCAGTTAAAGTTTTTCCAGTTTTATCTCTAGTTGATAATTTAGAATTGTTATAGAATATTTCATAGTTCTTTCCACCTTTATTAGGTGGGTTAGCTGTTGAACCACATATTGCTTTTCCAACAACTCTACTACCAATAATATGGCACATTTTATGAGCTTGATCCCAATATTCATTAATATCAAGATTACCTTTCATTTTACCTATTTCATCATTGATAGATTTTGTAACCTGTGTACCATCATAAGCATCAACGGTAGTTGCATAAGGTTTAATCTTTGTATTAAGACCAGTATCACTATTAACCCCTTTATTATTAACAGTCATTTTTCTTTGAACAGTGCCAAAATATAATTCCTTCTTAGGATTAGCCTCGCCACTTCTCTTTGGCTGTAAATGTTTTGGGAGTTTTATTAAAGGTCTAACAATGTGCTGAGAAAATAATGTACTTGCATCATCATCCTTTTTAGATACAATTGGATAAAATCCATTTACAGTAATAATAGCATCTCTTAACAATTCACTACCAGCAGAAGTAGAAAAAGAAAAACGTCTTGATTTCAAGAAAAGACTTCCCAAACATCTATTGTCTGCATAACAAGCTTCTAACCATATAAAATAATCTCTTTGAGGTTCTCTGTAGTCTGGATATTTTTCTGATACCAACAAATAATGTTGTAAGAAGAAGTAATAACCTCCTGGTATGTATACAGCTTCACCATCTATATAAATCCAATCACCATCACTAATTCTTTTGTAATCATTAATAATAAAGTCTTCATGGATATTATAAATATCTTCTAATGCTTGTTCATAAGATGCACTATCTTCATTATATAAAGTGTCAAAATCTTTTAAATCAGTAGGCACTTCATATCGTTCCCATTTTTGGTTTTGTGCTTTAACAAGTTCATTCCTAATATTGATATATTGTGAAGGTAATGCAATTAGTAAATCATTAATTTCAATAACTTGTCCTATAGTACCATCTTTAGAAATGACAACCATATCTTCAATAGGATGGTAGCCATAATCCCATGACTTTTCTTTATTCCTTTTTTTAATAACATTATCAGGAATATAGTTATGGACAATGCGATGTATACTTTTTCTATATGATTTATCTAACTTTTGCAAAACGTTCTGGTATTCCTCCTATTTTCTTATTTTCAATCTTTTGCCTTTGTACTGATTCCTTATCTTCTAGTAATTCTATTCGTTCGATTATTTTAGTTGCAACTCTAGCTGAAAGCCCTTTTGATTTTGCAATTGATGAAAGATTATCATCAGATGTTAACTGACGTGAACCATAACATTCTAAATCTTCTTCAGGATCATCATATTGGGTATAATTAGTAAAGTCAACAGAACTTTCACCACCAATACTCCTACATGTAATTCTTGTTAATTCATGCCAAGTTGTTTTTAAACCCTTTATAATTTTTGATTTGTATTTTGAGTCAGAAGATTGATCAATACTGATTAGATCCATTAATCCACATAGTTCATTGTAAACATCCTCCCTAGCTTTGACAATAGTTAGGAGTTTATTTTCTAAAACCTGTCCATTCTTGTTTTTAGGATAAACAATATTGCTGTCCATTACATCCAACAAGTCATCTATTGCCTTCTTAATAAAAGAGGGCATTTCACTTTTAGCTTGTTCTGTAAAAGATTGTCTTTTTGCCATGTACGACTAATATAGCCCTACACACCATTAATACCGAGTTTGCTAAATGTTTCGTTGAATATTGAATTAAGAGTATTTGATACTAAATCATTATCTGTTTTAGAAGGGATAAAAGCTTTATATGTAGCTTTTTTATTAATTACATCAACTAAATAATCTTCGTCATTGAATACTTCAACAAAAAAACTTCTAATATTTTGTTGTTTTTGGTTTCCACTATGGCCAAATCTGAAAACTCTATTAAGTATCTGTATTTCTTCATCAGATGGCTTGCTGTCAGTAATTAAATCCATTAAAACTGATTCTAAAGTTCTCCCCTTATAGAATTTTTGCCTGGTTAATTTAAGTGCTAAAGTGAACTTTACAGAAAACGGTAAGGGCTTAGCAAACTCTATTTCATTTATCTGCATAATTATTTTTAGGTAAAATAATACTAGAAATGGGAAGTGTATCAACTGCTGAACAAGTTTCTGAAATGGATATGAATGATGAGATTGTCATTCTAATAGATGGATGTCAAAGAAGAATAACAAAAATAGATCTATTGAAAGATGTTGTATTTGGAGATATTGATCTTGGTGAAGTAATTGAAAATTCATTTGAAGGCATTGGAAGTTTTACTCCCGAAAATATAGTGACAGAATAAAAACTGATAAACAAATTTGATGAAACAATTTAAAAATGTTGAGATAATCCGTAATGAGAATGAGGCTACTAAACCTAGTTCTCAATACATTGTACCATTTGATAATGATTCTTGTGAAGTTTTTATTACTGATGATAATGGTGTTAAAAGAAAAGTTAAAAGCAAAGAATCTAATAATTACACAGTAAAGTTAAGTAAAGAATTTGCATTATTACCAGCAAAAAACACTGGTGAAATAACTGGAGAAATACCATCAACAAAAGCCACAGTTTATTTAGGTTCAAATATAGATAATGGATGGACATATAATGCTTCATTTATTAACTGTGTAGGAAGTATAGATTCAAATACTGGTGATATTGATGTAAATAGTTTAAATCAAGATGCTGCAAGAGTTGATATTACTGCTAATAAAGATGGTAATAGTCCATTAAACAGCACATATGTACTATCTAAAGTGAAAGCTGGAATTGATGGTATGAATGGTACAAATGGGAATCCTTCATTTAAATCAATTGCGTTTATAAGAAGTACTATAATACCATCAACTCCAACAGGAGGAAATTGGAATACTCCAATACCATCAACATCAGGATGGTCAGATGGAATTCCATCAGGAACAAACCCTATTTATATGAGTACTAGAATATTTACTCTAAATGGGCAGTCTCCACAGCAACAATTTTGGACAACTCCAAGATTAGCATCTGATACACCCGATATAGACTTTGAATTTTCATCAGTGGTTAATAATCCAGGAAGCCCAACTTTAAATCCTGAAAATTGGTATAATGAAGGACGAGAAGATTCTATATGGATGGCAATACGAAAACTATCAAATGGTAATTGGGGAGAATGGAATATTAATAAAATAAAAGGAGAAAAGGGAGATCCTGGTCCTGTATCAGATTTATATTTAGCATCAAGAGGAAACTGGACTAGTACTGCACAATATATTGGTACTTCTAAAAGAGTTGAAGCTGTAAAGTATAGTGGAGTATGGTATGTAAGCAAAGAAACATCCGGTAATATTCCTATTGGCACTTTGCCAACTAATGAACAATATTGGAAACTTGCAGATAGAACTTATGATTTTGTAGCGACAGGATTATTTTTAGCAGAAACAGCATATATTGAAAACCTAGGAGTTAGAAACCTTAGAACAAATGACTCAGGAACAAGATTAGAAATAAATGAGTCTGATAATTCATTGTCATTTTATTCAGGTGATTTAGTAAGTCCAGCAATACGATTGACGTCATTGAATTCTGGAAGTACTGAATATGTTAATGGTGCATTTATAAATGTAACAGGAAGAACTTCATCAAACACTATTATTTCTTCTGCTGGAATTGGAACTAATGGTATACTTTCTTCTGCATTTGACATTGGTTTTGCAACAAAGTATCTAGGTGGCGATATTGGAAGTGTACAAACCGGTAATGCAGCTATTTCTGGTTATTATAATAAATCTGGTGGTAATCCAGGCGGATTTAGAGATAAGTTTGTTGGTATTGCAGGAGAAAATATCGAAGGAAAAACAGATTTAGATTCTAAAATGTATGGAGGATATATAGATAAACTTCTAGTAACTTCTATATATCATTCAGGCATTAATGTAACATCATCAGGAACTGTAACTATTCAACCTAATACAGGCTTAATAACACATAGTAATGCAAATACTACATTAGTACTGCCTAGTTTAACTGAATCTATTTATAGTATGGAGATAACATTGTTAAAACTAGATGGTAACACAGTTACTTTAAATTCAACAAAGAATATAACATTTGATTCATCTACAAGTACATCAATAAATTTAACTATAAGAGGTAGATATAGTATTTATTTTATAAACAATTCATGGCAGGTATTTAAATCAGCATCATAATAGATATAAAAAATGGGAAGTATAAAAGATACAGATACAATTTCAAATTTATTACCTAAAGATCAACTTATGTTGAATCAAGATGGTTGTGTAAAAAATATAAAATATGAAGATCTTGAATTTCAAATTGTTGATGAAAATGTAAAAATAGAAGATTCATTAGAAAGTACAGATCCTAAAAGAATATTATCAGCTAGACAAGGGAATATTCTAGACGGTATGTTATCAGATGTAAAAGCTGGAGGATTAGATGATGAATCTATAGGTTTAAATAAATTAAATGAACAAGTAAAGAACTTTGTTGGTAGTGCAGGTAATAATAATCCAGACTATGAAGATTTAACATCTGTAAGTGAGAGTGGTATAAATGTAATTAAACTTAAAGATAGAACTTATAATCCAAACAATTTTAGTGGTTTAGGTAATTCAATTCTTAGGAAAAATATTAATGAAGGTGTAAATATATTAACATCTTCAATGATAAAACCTAATACTATTCATGAAATAAGATATGATTATGATTTAAATGGAGAAACAATTAATATACCTGACAATGTAACATTAAAATTTATAGGAGGTACACTTTCTAATGGAATTATTATAGGTAATAAAACAGTTATTGATGCTCCCTTAAATAAAATATTTTATTCTAATTTATCATTTGATGGATATTTTATTAATGACAATGTATATTCAGAATGGTTTGGAGCAAAAAGTGAAATGTTAAACCCTATTGAAAATGATGCTATAACACCAATAGCTTCGAAACCTCCATCAAAAGTAAATGAATTAATTGATAGTTCGGAAGCTATAAATAAAGCATTGGATTTTTCTTTGTTATCTAAAGGAAAAGTTTCATTACAGGCAGGATGTTATAGAATTAATAATACAGTTTTTATAAAGGATAAAATGCATTTAGAGCTTTGTGATAAAACTGTAATATTTGCTTTTATGAATGGAGATGGAAATATTATTGTAACACAAGATCCTGAAACATCTTTATTAGGTAGTCCTCAAATAATTAATAAACCGATTCTAACTTTACAACCAAATCAATATATCCATACTGATGCCACTAAGCAAGCTATAAATATTTCTTCTGTAGCTGCTAGAATTTCAGGTAGAGGAACTTTATCACTAATAATGTCAAAATATACCATTGGTATATATATGAAAGGTACTGGCTATAGAATTTTAGATATGGCTACTAATAATAATATTGATTTAATAACGGTTGGCGGAACACAAGACTATAATTGGATTCCTGATACAAGAGATTTAAGCGGTGATGGTATTCCTAGTAATAGTATTGGTAATCCTCTGGATTACTATAATGATTTCACTAATAAAAGATATTATCAAAAGAATGGAAATAACATTTGGGTTGATATAGGTAGTTCTTATTGCGAATATAATATATCTTATCGATTTGAAGTATATGAAGGATGGAATTCTGGTAGAATCATAAATCCTCAGGTATATCTTGGAGATATGTTAGGTTGGAGAGGTGTTGAAATAATAACCAGGGATGGAGGATGGTTTAATCAAAGTGTTTTTAAAGGATCTATTGCAAATAAGACAGGTTCTTATATTTCTATATTTACAGATTATGATGTTTCTGAACATGATTGGAATGGTGTTATAATTCAAATAGATGCTAGACAAGGTAATGATCAAAGGATATTTCAGGCTATTAGATGTGGAGGATTTAGATTAGGTATAACATGGGATTTAAATTATGTCAGCCCACCTAGATCTAATGTAGCATATTATCTAGGTAAATTTTCTAGATTGAATTCAGTAATGATTGATGGATTCAAGTATATGGTTGATAAAGGAGTTGATAATAAGTATGATATATATCCAAATCAAGTAAATGTAGATTCTGTAGTTTCAAAACAGTATAAAAATGTGTTAGAATATTTCTCTCCAGCAAAAGCTTCAAGAACAGCAGGTCAAAATTTATTCTATGTACCACTTAATAGTTTAATGACAATAGATGAAATAACTGCATATGTTGCAACACAACCATCTGGTACAGGGTATACAATACCTAAAGAATGGTTTGATTGTGATAGAGATTCATCTACTGTAGCTATAGATACTGATAATGGTAAATTTGGCTGTGCTTTTCAAATTACTGTTAGACAAGATGATTATGCTAGTTTTCATGGTATTAATAACAGAGGTTTTATAGTAGTAGAGTATTCACTCACTGGAGTTAGTGGAGTAACTAGAGATGCAGGTTTTAAATTGTATGCCCTAGATACAGATAGGACACCATATACAAGAGGTGTTAATAGAGTATACCCGTTAAGTCAGAATGCGCCAGATCTTAATAGAAATTATTTATATATACCTATTACAGGTAAAGATGACTCAGGCGGAGGTACACTTTATGTGTATCCAGAATCTGTACAATCAGGAAAAACATTAGTAATACATAGTGTGAAATTTCTTGTAGATTCTGATATAAGAGTCCCTGAATGGATATATAACCCTAGACATGGGAGTTTATTTACTAGACCAGATGCTGCACCAAAAGGATTTATATATTATAATACTACTAGTAATACTGCTGAAATTAATACTGGTACCTCTTCATCTCCTATATGGCAAGAGTTTTTAAAAGAGTCAAGTGGAGATTGGGTAATTCCTAATAATGGAGCTATTACTTATTCAAAAGCTTCATATAGTACAATTGGTAAGCAGATAGCTTTGGCAGGTACTCTAACATTCAATGAAGCGAATGTTAATTCTGGAATAACGCTACCATTTACTCCAGAGTATGGTGGTGTTATTACAATTAATGAACTAACATTCATTATTTATACTAACTCAACATCAGCTTACGTAAGATCAAGTACAGCAGGTAGTGACAAAACATTTTGGTTAAACTTTAAAACGCAATAATAATGATTAAATATATTTCAATAGAAACATCAAGTAAGAATATAATTTTAACAATACTAGAAAATGAACAATACGTAATAAAAAGAGGTTTAAATCCTATGATAAAAGCAGATTGGGAATATATTGATAAACGTCCAGAATTAATACCATATAGAGAAATTGCTTGGAAAGATAAAAACAGACCAGAATAATAAGCAGATAATATAAATATAATGCCTGTAGTAAATATAATAAAATCTTCACTTGAATGGATTAGAGTCTTTTGGATGAAACCATATGGTAAATTCGTGTTTGTAAGTTTCTTAATTATTTCTGGGGCATACTATGGTGAATGGCAAAGAATGAGGGGAGAATATCAAGCTAATACTAAAGATAAAGAGATGTTTTCCAATAAAAATTGGCAGATTAATCAATTAAATAAAGAGAAGAATGAACTTACAAAAAAGCTTGAAAAAGCTCAAAATAAAGATTGTACGGAAGAAATTGAAAAATATAGAAAATTATTTGAAAACATAAGTAAAAGTCTTGCCAGTACAAATGATGAAAAGCGAAAAGCATTACTAATTCAAAAACAATTTAATAAAGATCTTGAGCAATATACAGCAAATTTACAAAGACAATAACCATGAAGACATTAATTGCATTATTAATAGGATGTTTAGCCTTTGCAAACATTAATCAAATAGATACTACAGGGCTACCAGAAGACGTTAAAGAAACTGTTGAAAAAATCCAACAGGAAAAGAAAATAAATGAGAATCTTAGTTATGAGCTTACTAAAGAGTCCAATAAAACAGCTATTCTTAAAGAAGCTATACAAAAGTTACTGGGTAAGAAAATACATCCAAAGATTCAAGAAAATAAAAATGTAGAGTTAATAAAAGTTAATCCTATTAATGCATTAAATAAAGATAATGAAATAATTTACTGGGAAGAAATTCCACGAAAATGGATAGGTAGAATATTTAATAAATCAGATTATAGAATTAGGATATATAAGTTTGATGAAAATAAAAATAAAATATACTTAAACTGATGCGGTTAATATTATATACAATATTTCTTTCTTTGTTTGTTAGTTGCGCAAGCAGAACTAGTAAAGTAAATATTAATAAAGGAGAAACTGTTTCTAACGATAAGGAAATTATTTCGGAAAAAACGTCAGAAAAAGTAACTAGCGAAATTCTAAACAACTTTAAAATAACAGAGTCTGGCTATGGTTTTACATTAGAACCAATATCAGGAAATGCTTTATTTGACTTAAGTTTAAATGGAATTAATTATAAAGGATCAACATCTGGAAAATTAAATTTCACTAATTCTGCAAAAGAAACTATTGATAAGACTGTAAGTAAATCTTCAAAGGAAACTAAAATAATAAAGAAAACGGAACGCATTAAATATTACTTTACTAAATGGAAAATAAAAAATAAAGGAACAATTAAAACCGTAAAGTACACAATTTGGTTTTTCTTAATATTTGCGTTTACAACAATAGTTTCATGGGAATTATTAAAGCTTTTAGCAAAAACTTATTTTCCTAAACCACTAAGTAATTTGTGGTCAAAACGAAATTAATGGCTAAAGCAGAATTATTATTACCTTTTATATTAAAGTGGGAAGGTGGATTAGTAAATCATCCTAATGATCCAGGAGGATTAACAAATATGGGAGTAACAATTGCTACATGGAAATCTATTGGATATGATAAAACGGGTGATGGTAAAGTAGATGCTTCAGATTTAAAAAAACTAACTAAATCAGATGTGCTTCATGTGTTAAAAGTAGGATATTGGAATAGATGGAAAGCTGATCAAATTAACAACCAAACTATTGCTAATACATTAGTCGATTGGGTTTGGGGATCGGGATCATGGGGGATTAAAATTCCACAAAGATTATTAGGTGTAACTCAAGATGGAGTAGTTGGAAATAAGACTATTGAAGCATTGAATAAACAAGATCCAAAAGTGTTCTTAGATTCTCTCTATAAAGCAAGATATCAATATTTAAAAGATATTGTAAATAAAAACTCTAAATTAACAGTATTCCTTAAAGGATGGAACAACAGAATGGATGACTTAGTAAAGTATAATAAAATCTATTAACCATAAAAACAAAATGAGGTGTTTAATCCTTGTCATTAATTTGACAGGGATTTTTGTTTCTAGCAAACCAAAGTTTTGCGTTCACTGATACTTTATTGGCAGTACATAACACCTAAATTTATTTTTCTCATGGGTAGTAATAGATACCGATTAAAGAAAGACGAGGAAGAATTACTAATTCAGTACCGGACAATTAAACAAAAATCACAAGATTTAGGAATCCCAATAAAAGATGTAAAGCATGGCTGGCTAAAGAATAAAGAGACCTCTATGTTCTTTAAGAATCCTTTATATGACGATGGTAGCTTTAATATTCATGAATTCGATTTTGAAAAAGCTTTTAAGAATATAAAACCTATTTCAGTAGATAAAGTAAAACTAAAAAGTAACTTAGATGCTGAATTTGATAAGTTAGTTATATCCGATATTCATATAGGAATGGATGCTTCAGATAATGGTAGAAGTTTATACAACCATACATGGACAAAGGATGATATTTTCAAAACATTAGACCAAATTGTTGCATTTACTATTCAAAATCAAAAATCTAATATACTTTACATTAAAGATCTAGGTGATATGTTAGATGGGTTCAATGGACAAACAACAAGAGGCGGTCATCATTTACCTCAGAATATGACGAATGAGGAAGCCTTTGATGTTGGATTCGAGTTTAAAGTAAAATTAACTGAATCACTACTTCCATATTACCATAAAATTCACTTTCATAATATTAATAATGATAATCACTCTGGATCATTTGCGTACTGCTTAAACAAAGCTTTTGAGGTTCTAATGCACAAGGCTTATTCTGGTAAAGTTACTGTGGTAAACCAACTAAAATTCCTTGATTACAGTATTGTTGGTAATTATTGCTTTGTTACTACTCATGGTAAGGATTCTCAACACATGAAACATGGATTTAAACCAAAAATAGATCCTAACCAAATTAATAAAATAATAGGCTATCTAACAGCTAATAATTTATTAAATAAAGGCTATGACATTATTGTAGAGAAAGGAGATTCTCATCAATATTTATTTGATTCTGCGAGCAGTGATTTGTTTAAATATTACAATTACCCGGCATTAAGCCCTAGCTCTAATTGGGTTCAGACGAATTTCCAAAAAGGACAGAGAGGTTTTATATTCTTCAATTATTATGAAAACAGAAAAGCTATACACGAGTATTTCTTTTAACTAATATGTAATAAACCCTCCAATTTAGGAGGGTTAAATTTTAGAATGGAAGACCTTCTGAATCATCACCAAACAAGTCATCTTTTGTATCTTGTAATGGAGGTTTAAAAGTATCTTGCTGATAATTACTTTCATTAGTTTTTTCTATTCGCCATCCTACAATAGAATTAAAATAACGGACTTGTCCATCTGGAGCTTGCCATTCTCTCCCATTTATATTAATTCCAACTTTAACCTGGTCACCCTCGTTTAACGAATCAAGTAATTCACCTTTTTCTTTGAAGAAATCAATACTAATAGGTTGTGGATATTGTTCCGTAGTCAAAATGATAAGTTCACGTTTTGTGAATCCTGATTGAAATGTTTGTGTAGGGTTGATTTTTTTTATTATTCCTGTAAGTTCCATAAATTATATTGAGGTTATGTAATTATTATTTTCTTGGTATTTAAAATTTACAACTGGCATTAATGCTTCTGTATCCCCTTCATTATTAGTAAAGAATATTTTCGTACCTGCACTAACAGTAATTGTTGTTTTATTATCAATTGCGTTTACAACAACTGGTAGTTTTGAAATATTTATATCCTGTATTTCTAGTTTAGTATTTTTTACCTCCATCTAAAGCTCTATTTTCCATTTTATGATCTGGCCTATTTTTATTGAATTTTAATTTTTCATCAATAGCTCCACCTAAATCTAGATTTAATTTTCCTGCTAAATCTCCAATTCTAATCATTGCATCTGCTAGTTCAACTTCTATCATCTTTCTATGAGGTAAATGATCATCCATAAGATCTTTTCGATCACCTTCCATAGCTTCAGATATTTCAGAAACAATAAGCATTAGCATTGTTCCTATTTCCCTTTGCTTATCATGCCATCCTGCTTCTTTTGATTGAATATAACAGTGGTTGACAAACTTGTTTATATTGTTCTTAAATCCATTATCTGTAGTTTCTCTGTACAGACTAGTCGACATTCTTAAATCGTTCATTTTTGTAGTATTAATTCTGTTAATTTTTCTGCGTCCATTCTTCTCATTTTATCAAATAATTCATCATAAATTGATAGATCAATAGTTGAGTTACTAACTTTTGAGTGTCTTTGTAAAAACTGAATATGAATCTGATTACTGATTCCTATTAATTTATTAAGTAGAGTAGTTTGAATGCCCTGAGTTGGGCTTGTAATTGTATATTTAAGGTTTGAGTGAATATATCTTATTGCAATAAGACAATATAACATTGATTCTAGTTCATCATCAGCTTGCTTCTGAAAATCGGATAATAACCTGGAAGATAAACTTCTAAAGTAATCTGTTATTTTAAGATAATTATCATTATAAACATCTTCATTTTTACCTTGTCTTTCATATTCCTCTTTTACCCACCTTTCTTCATCTTTTGAAATATCTTTTAGGATGTTAATTGAATTGAATGCTGGTATATATTTTTTCTTTACAAACCAATCAATGTCCATAAATATATCTCTTGATAAAAATGATATAATTTGCATATTAACAAGAATATGTTGTGGAGTTTTAGGATGAAAATCTTTTTTAAATTGAACATTATTTACGCCTAAGTATTGAGATGCGGTTTTAGCTTTTACTTTGTCATAAGCTATGTTTTTAATGCTGAATGGTATTTTAGTATCTGTTGCGTTCATCATCATATTCATTAATATAAATATCTATTGTGTCTTTAATTTTTTGTAAATCTTGTTTGAATTGTCCTTTTTTACGACATCTTACCAATCTTTTTAATATGTCAAATTCCCAGTGATTTAAGTTTAATTCTGTTGCTAGCTTATATAAACTACCATTTGAATTATCATAGTGAGGTTGTGGACTTTTCTCAGAAAAATCAAATAGATTTTCAATTGTATATATCTTCGTTTGAAGTGGTAACATTTCTTTATTCAGTACTAGTTTATGTTTAGGGCAGAAACATGTATTAGATTCAAATTCATTTATTTTATCTAAATATTTTTCATGGATGTTTATGTCTAATGATTTTAATTTTAACAAAATAATTTTCCTTTCTTTTTCAGTAGGTGCATGAATAACTTCATTATCTCCTAAGTCTTTTATGTATTTTTTAGTCATTGTTATTTTATTAGTTATTTGAAAACACTTTAAGATATTTTTCTATTGTACCATTTCTTATATATTCTTTTTCTAACCTGCTTTTTTGATAAATTAGTTTCATATTGTTTATCGCTTTAGAATATTGGCTGTTTTGTTTTTTTTGGTTTGTATTCATCTTCAAAGAATGGATTTCCATTACCATCAATTGTTATTAAAAAGTCTTCAAAGCCTTTACCTCTAGTGTCTCTTGCTGAAATAATAGAAGAAGTATTACCTCGTTCACCATGTTTGTTGATTTCAATTACTGTTTCTGCTTTTTGTGCGAGCATAGTACCTAAGTGACCTCTAGCTTTTCCATCAGATTTATTTTGGTGAATAATTACTGTAATATGCACATCATATTTAGAAGATATCTTCATAATCCACTGTACACATTTTGAACATTCTTCTTGGTTATTGAAGTCATATACAAGGTCTACGATTCCATCAATTGCAATGAAGCCTATTTTACTATGGTTTTCTTCTAAGTATGCTTCTATTAATTCACGTCTTTCATATGGATCTGAATCTCTAAGAAAGAAGTAATCAAATATTGCAGCACTTGATATTGCATTTTTAATTCTTATTGCTGTTTTCTGTGCATACCAGTTACCCTGTTCTGTATCAAATACTGCTGCTCCTTGTTTGTTAAAAGGGAGATATCCTTTTAGTTTATCAAGAAATACATTTCCACTTGATGCCATTGCACCAACTAGTGTAGAAATAAAGTATGTTTTTCTAGCTTTCTGTTGCCCTGTTAAAACTGAAAAATCACCTCTAGTTTGAATAACTACTTCTTTTGTTTGAGTTCCGGAAGATTCAATAATACTTAAAGCAACTGGAGGCTTTACTAATTCTTTTGAAGTATCGATTTTTAAAGAAGAGAGTTTATCAAGTAGTGATGTTTTCTTTTCTATATTTCCTTCTTCAACATTAGTAAACGCAACTTGATCTTTATATTGAACAATTAATGTATCTGTTTTTCTTTCTAACCCATATCTTTGAGCTAATTCTTTTGCACAAGATTTAAAATCACCATTATGATCTAATAAAGCTTTTATTTGAAATGGTTTGTATGCTTTCCCATCTTCAAATGGATGTGCATTAGTAGAGAAAATATAGAACACATTATGGGCAACTTTGCCAAAAGTAGCAGAGAAGCCATCAGAAAGTTTTTTACCAGGTCGAGTACAATATTTTCCGTTTATAGTCCAACCATTAGTTCTAAGAATTTGTTTTGCTTCCTCTATAGAATTTAAATCATCGTTATAAACATCACCTGCCTTTTCTGAAGATATATTTGTATTAGAGAAAACTTCAACTTCTTCTTTGAAAAAAGTATTAAAAGATCTTGCAGCTCTAAATAATAAATCTCTTTCTTCTTTAGATAGTAATGGAATGTCATAAGTATAAGGACTTTTAGCCCAAGCATAACCTTCAGTAGGTTCACAACAGAAATAACCACCTTCACCTCTTGTTTCAATTACACATTCAGGCTTACCATCAGGATACCGATCTGTTTTTTCATTTTCATTAGGTTGTAAAGCTAATTTCTGATTTCCTTCATAATATTCAGATCTAAAAACTAAATGATATCCACCACTACGGGTATATTCAATATAGAATTTATCCTGCATCATCATTTCACCAACACCATCAATATTTATGAAATCTTCAAAAATTTCTTTAGCATTGTCCAAATGATTATCAAAATCTAAACATTCTATACCTCCTGAAGATTTACCACATTTAATACCAATACCTTCTGCTAAATCAAACATGAAACTAGGAACTTCTTCTTGCCATTTAAGCTTCGGTAATGGAGCTTTATTTTTCTGAGTAGGCAAAGTTTTTATTCCTTTTTCAAGTAAATTGCTATGTGCTTCCTGTATTGTCATTTAAATTATCGATGTGTTTTTTTAATTTTTCTTCAGCTTTATAAACACGAATTTCATTAGCTTTTATTTTTAACCACTTCTGAACATGGTCACGAATCATATCGAAATAGTATACTTCATCTTTATTTTTCTTTCTTAATGCGTGAATTGATGAAATTGTATTAATCCAAAAAGTATCTACTCCTGCAACTCCGTTAACTCCATCTTGTAGGTATAATTTAATTGCAATTAATTGAGGTACTGTGACTTCGTCAGTAGTTATTAATAACCGGACAGTTTTTATCCAATCATTATAACTTGCATTAAGTAGTGTTCTAGTTTGGCCTTTTTTTGATATGAAAGTTTCATGATAGCTTTTTGCTATATAGAAATACAAAGCATCTTCATTTTCTATTGGCTTATTAACCTCTATAAGTTTTTTATCATCAGTATTCTTTTTAACAATATGTAGTTTAACTGGTTCAAAAACTGATTTGTTAAGCCTTTCAGAGGTATACCATTTTGTTCTATCAAAAACATTTTCATTGTAACAACCTACAGATAGGTAACCATTATCTTCAAGTTTTTTTAAGCAAAGGGAAATTTGTTTTTCAGTAAGGTAATAGAATTGTTTCTGAAAACTTTCTATTTTGTTGTAAATCCAATTTTTCCCATCATAAATATTAAGACCATTTATTTTAGCGTGGTGTTGCCATATTTCAATATTAGCTAGAATAATTGCTGCATCAGTTCCAACATTACAAGCTACACAAGGGTCAAAGTTTTTCGTAATGCTCTCTATGTACATGGTCTAACTTTTAAAATCAACTTCTTTAATGGCTAAGGTTTTACTTTTATCATTATGAGTTTGTATACTTAATGAACTTGGAGTAAACCTATGTTTTACCATACCAGCTTTATTATAAATTATAACTGTCTGAATGTTGTCTAAGTTTGTTTTCATTTTGTAATTGTTTTAAGTTGTTTTTCTTTTAATTGAACTTCTTTTAAAGCTTTTTGGAATGTTGTAGCTTCTAATTTGTACCATTCTTGGTCAATAATGGCATAGAAGTATTCTTTGCCGATCAGAAATATATGACCGTCAATAGGTAATCCATTTGGATTTTTGTACAATTTAATCGTCTGCTTTAGTAATTTCTTTTATAGTACGTTTGATATGAACTATGTCATCTGTTCTCGGATTTTCCATAATTCTGCACATATATGCTCTAGCTTTTAATAATTGCTTTTCTATATGCTTTATTTTAGAATCATCACGTTCAGCCTGGAATATTTTTAATCTTTGATTCTCAGGTATTGGTTTGAAAATAAAATTTTCATCAAGGTTTTCTAGTGCAACTAAATGTTTCCAATATCCTTCTGTTAAATATTCTATACTACCATCAAAGTTTTGTATATATCCAGAATCAGAGTAAATATGATTTCTAAATATTTGAGTTTTTACTCTTGAAAATTCTTCAGTAATTTCAAATTCATCTGTTGGCATTCCAAAAGGTTTATGACGGTATATAATACCTCTCATTTCGGCTTTAATTAATTCAACTGGAGTATTAACTAGTGTATGAATTACTTGTGCTTTATTATATCCCGTTAACCATAAATAACCAACTGCAACTTGCCATTCATAAATATTCTTTAATGTTTTAGTTTTATCATATGAACGTTTATTGTACGAAGCTTTATTATCAATGACAAAACCAGTTTTAGTTTTTCCATGTATTAAATCTGGAGTTCCACTAATTATGCCATTACTAAAGTGCTTTTCATTTTTTGTAAGAAAGGCATTATGATAGTTTCCAATAATTGTTATCCCATCATCTTCGGTTAACAGACCTTTTTGAACATATTTATTATCCAGGTTTTCAACAATGCCATATTCGTTTTCATTTATAATATCCCAACATTTAGAAATAGCAGTATCTGAAAGTTCTTCAATATCCTTGAAAGGTTCAAGTTCAGTTAAAATCTTTTTTAATTCTACTATAGCTTCTTGGTAACCTTTTCCACGATCACAATCCTTGTTTTTTAGTTTTGAATATTTTTCGTTTGTTTCAACTATTTGTCCAGCTATTTTTTCATACTTATCTTTAGAAGTACCTCCTTGTGGACTTCCAGCGAAGAAGCCTAAGTAATGACATCTAAATTCAAAAGTTTCTGGATTGAATGCCATCATAAGAAAAGGGTTTTAAAGTATGAATAGAAATCTATATGTAAGTGATACTTATTAAGGATAACTAATAAAGAAAAAATAATTGCAACTAAAGTATCTATAAATGCTAAACTATAATATAGAGGTTTGATTTTTCGCGTAATACTAATTAATGGTTGGAAAATTATAAAAGCTACTAATAGATAACTTGCGAATAAAAACCATTGAGAAGAAAGTAAACCTATAAATAAAAATAATACTAGAAAAAGAGCAAATAAGCATCTATAAAATGTGGATTTTTTATGTTCAGGGAAATTTTTATAAGAAATATACTGACCTTCATTCTTTAAATAACGCTTTAAATCTAACATTGCATTTAGATATTCTTTTAAATTTATCAAAAAGAATAATTCATAAACAAGAAATAATAATATGAATAAATAAAATATATGTGTCATTAATTTAATTTTAATACGGTTTTTATATAAGCGAAGCTAGTATTAGATTTATTACATTCTATTTCTAATAGTGATAAGGCTTCTGTTTTCTTATCCAAGTTTTTAATACTTATTCCTTTCATTTGTTTGTTATAGAAAGAACATAAGCTTTCAACATTATTTGTTAGGTTTACTAGTCTTTGCTGCATTTAGTTCTTCTTTCTTTTGTTTAAATAACTCATTGATTGTATCAGTTGGCTCCTGGATGCCCTTATAGAATTTATTTAGATCTTCTACATTATTGATTTTAGTCAGACCGGATTTAACTCTTGCGATAAGTACATCATCATCCTTAACTTCAATTTTTTCAGATTTGATAATTTCTACTTCGACTACATCATCAGCATCAGCATCTTGTAGATCTGTTCCGGATATTTTGTTATAAAGCCATTTTCTGGCTTTGCGTTCACATTTACCAATAAGAGCATCTACAGAAGCATATTCGTTTGACTTAATATTAAAAGGAACTTCTACAACTTCTTCATGTCCATTTAAACTCCATTTAATAACAGCAGTCATTGTCGCTGTTTGTTTATCAGCAGCTATAACAACATCTTTATAGGTAATTTGTTCTTTTAAACCTTTAATCTTTTTAAGTAAAGCCCCAAACCCTTCACGTGTAGGATACGTTGAACCTCCTATAATATTAAACTCATTGTTATATGGTTGTAAGCCCATTAAAACTGCATCTAATAAACATTGTTTTACTACTTCTAATGGATACCCTCCTTTACTATCTTTATCTGTCTTAAATCCTAACCTACTGCCTTGTAGAGCCATAATTGGCTTCATATATTCATTTGTAAGAAGTTCTTTAAGTTGTCCAATAGCAATAGCAACATTATATGCCTTTTCAAATCCAACAATAGCTTCTGATGCTGTTACTAGGGCTACAGATTGATCTAATTTTTTTACTATTTCTAATTGATTTTTTTGCATATTATTTATTTTTGATATTTACATTTAGTTTTATTAATCCCCAGAATAATGGAATAGTCATTGTGTAATTTTGAATTGAGTTTTGCTTAGTAAACGCAAATAATTTCTCAATAACAGGAGTTTCAGTTTCAGATTTAACTTCTGACTTTTTTTGTATTATATTAGGTTCTACCGTATTTACTTTTGGTGCATTTTTTAGTTTTAGATTTGCATTTTTTACCGCCTCTTTTAAAGCAAATACCATTTGAATATTTACATCACCAGTATTCCACTTGTAATTTGTTTTAATATGATTACCAACATTTTTAACGTAACCAAGGGAATTTATCTTAGTTCCAATTATTCTATTAACTTGGTATTCTGAACAAATACCAGACAATGATAAGTTTCCATTTGTTTTTAGTTTATTCTTTATGTCTATTAATAGTTTGAATATTTTTTTATCATTTTCAGATAGCTTATTATAGTCTTCTATATTAACAAGCTCCATATTTTTTCTAACGGATGTGTGTTTCTTTTTTAATACTTTAGTTTTAGACGAATTATAATAGCTTTGTTGTAATTCAGAAACTTTAATTCTTAATTTAGACGCCATATTTACATTAGGATGAATAGCTATCCATTCGTATTTTGGAATTTTAGTTGTTCCAATATTTCTTATAAGTCCACTATTAGCTAGTATAGTAAATGATAGAATATTTACTTTGTGTTTTTTAGCTAAATCTGATTGTTTAATACTTTGATTTGTTTCAATTGATTTTTTAAGATCCAAAAGGAAATCTAAATACTGTTGTTCTTTGTTGTTTTGTTTAATGATTGTTGCCATTTTGTAATATTTATATTGTTATTTTTTCATTATTACCTTAATGCTTTTTGACTTTGTAAAATGTTTATTTCTAAAATGCATGAAAGCATCATTATCAACATTTTCCTCTACAGTCTCCCCAGACATTTGAAGTTTTAGTTGTTGTTTATCTTTTTCACTTAACTGACTCAATATTAATTGAATCATGTTATTTGCTTCTGATGCTCTCATGCTTATTATAATTCGTGGTAAGTATTTGGGTAGTCGCCAACACTATCTTGACAATCGTTCCATTGTTCATAATTAAATTCATCCATATCAGATGTATCAGCCATATATTCTTCAATTTTATCATCGGTATATGAAATAATTGTATCATATGGTTGTAATTCAAGTTGCCTTTCTTCTGAAGTTATTTCAAGAAATTTGTTCCCATTAGTTTTATATACAACTGTTAAATCATCACTAATTTCAAACACATGTTCATCATCACCATAGTTTGTATTAATGCCATTTGTATCAAGAACTCCCTGTTTTACTAACCTAAGAGCTTCTTTATATTGTTTGTCATTTTTGTAATTCAT